CATATTGTCCTGGAATAAATCTTACGTTGTTCATAATTCTTATGTTTTGGTTAATGTGCGCAGTTCTTAGCTGCGCTTTTTAGGCTAATCCACGTGCTCGTAGATGTGGCGCATGGCATCAATAGTTCGATAGTAGTCCTGCTCGTCATCGACTTCTATCTCGTCGTCGACATAATCTTTGGAGGTAAGTTTTATTTCGTCTGCATGATACTTTTCAGTAACTTTATTTTCTGCCTCCTCTACGCTATTCGCTTCTACGCTCACAATCTTATTGAGCGTTTCTGTAATTGATACATAATACTTCATAATTTCTATAATTTGGTTCGTTGTGAGGAGGCTGGCTCCTCTGTTTGGGCTAATCCCGAAGATGATACTTCCATCGCAATGCTTTCGTGAGGGAGTTCACGACCTTAAAGGGAAGTTTGTAAAACCACCGACCCATGTTGTTCAGCTGGATTGCATACTCCTTGTCAATTCTCTGAAAGCCACGCTCACCGCTATTGTCGATGGTGTAGCAGAAATACTTGTTGTCTTTCATAATCACAATAATTTGTTTTTTGTGAGGGAGATATGTCTCCCTCGATTTAGGCTGCGCTATAAATATAGCCATCGCACTTTGTGCCGTCTTCGTAGTAGTAATCTTCTCGTACCGACAGTTCTTCTCGTACCGATTCGTCGCTCGCCCGATACTCATACTCCTTGTAAAGAGTATTGAAAAGACTATCATAGCATCTCTCCATGACATCACGGAACGTGAGGCTACGGTATTCGGGGCGTGCCCAGTTGCGGTAATAGTCAAACAACGGCTCAAGAACATCGCAGTCGTAGCATACGCCGGTCAACGGACAGCCGTCAAAACTCTCCATCAAAACCTTGCTGCGACGTGACTTGTAAGTGTATTTGCCGTTTTTGTCGTACTTGCCGCAGGTTGAGTAGTACTTTCCACGTATCAGGTACGGCATGATTTCGTTGCTGATGTAACGGAACAACAGTTTTCCGCTTAGGTCTTCAAGGTCGAACCCCTCAAATGCCAGCTTGTCACTGCAAACTCTACCGAAGTTGTAGCCACAATAGCCGACGTCGTAACATGTTACGCGAGAGTCGGTTATACGCTCAAATTCTTTAAGCGTATCATCGAACTCCATTATGCTACATTCCATAGCATTATCCATAACATCCCAGCGTTCACGCTCGATAATCTTGTCTTGTACCTCCTTCGACAATTCGTCAAAGGAGTACACCTTAATCGTTAGCTCTTTCATATTCAATTCTTTTATAGGGTTAATATTGTTCCGTTGTCGGTGTCGCTCCGATTGTGGTTTCTTTCCCCAACGGATAAGCCATGTTACTCTGACTCATTGTAGTAGCAGCGCACTTCGCCCGCCTCCTTTGCGAGGAGAGGGAGTATCTTCAGTGCGTTCTTGTTGCATACGTTCAGCTCAATGCTCACCACCTCGTCGTAGAACATCTTGAACTCGTTCTCTTTAATGATGCCGAGGTGTCTTTCGTCCGTAATGAAATTGTAGAGCTGGTATGAGTCTTTGTCCTCACTGATGAATATCGCAAGAGCGTTGCCGCCGTAGATGCCAATCTCGTACTTTCTCTCGTCCTGACGGATGATTGCCTTGCCCATCTTGTCAGTCCATTTCCATTGTAATGCCATAATTCTTCTGTTTGTTGGTTAATTGCATCCGCATTTCTGCGGACTTTTTAGACAGGAGACGCTCTGAAACCGAAAATATAGCCATTGTCACGCATTTCACGTGCGTACTCCAACGCCTCTCTTCTCGAACTGAATATCTGCGGAGTCATACAATAACCCCATGAAGTCCACATCTCCAATTTTGTTCTGATTGACTTTCCCATAATTCTGTAATCTGTTAGTTAGTTGCACCTCCCCGAAGGGAGGCGGTTTAGGCGGTAACGCGCTGCCCTTCGAGCCTATAGGCAATATCCGAAAGAAAGCCCTGGAAATTGTACTTGATGCCGAACGTTCCGAAGGCGTCAAAATACCAATCCATGAGATACGCCCTGTCCTCGTCAGCCTGCTTGCTGTCTTCCGCTGCATCCAAACGTGCAACCATTTGAGGGAACAGACGGAAGTAGTCGTCGCCGGCATACTCCGAAGACCAACGTGTGCCCGTGATGTGAGCGGGATAGTCACCTTCGATGTCGGCGAAATTGCCGACCATGTGATGATTTTGCATGTGGAGGTATTCTTTCATATCTCTGTTTGCTTTCTTGGTAAAATCCCAAGCGAGAGATTGAATATTGAAACCCTCGAAATCGGCAAGGTATTCCTCTATGTCCTCAGAGTTCTCGTAGTCTTCCAAACACTCGCGATAAAGAGCTTCTATCGTTTTAGCGAAACTGAAAACACCGATGTAGTCGGCTACCTTCTCGACAACCTCGCCTTTGTTGTTCATAACAACTTCTACAATATTCTTTTCCATAATTCGTTGTTTTTAGGTTATACTTGCACTCTCCACAGGGGAGAGTCTTTTAGGCTTATAAAAACCACCACGGAATGAACTTCGCAATTTTTTTCGATTCCCTGCGGTCTTTTCTGCGCTTTTCTTCGAAAACGCTCCCATTGACGCACTGGTCGGCTGACCGCTGAAACAACGCACCTACAACCCAAAAGGCTGGAGTGTAGTCCTGTTGAACATTGTCAAGGTCAATGCAGCCAGAGTCAAGTATTTGGTTGATACACTTGTTGAACTCCTCTACATTCCTGTAGTTGCGAACAACATGGTTGCACTTTTCGATAAATTCTTCTCTCGTCATAATTCTAAATGTTGGTTAATAGAAATCCCCACCCGTGATAGTGAGGATTGATTTAGGCTAACCGAACATGAGCGAGTCAATCATATTGTAGAATGTGTACTCGTCGGTGCTGTTGTAGAGATAGTGTACAAACTTGCGTCTGTCCTCCATTCTCAAGACTCTGTAATAATGCTTGAAGTCGGAGAAATTGCCGTTTATCCATGACTCGTGCATTATCTGCATCATTTCGTACTCGCCTGCCACCTCGTAGGACTTAGCCTGCTGCGCAAGCGTTCTGCTTCTCCTTTCGGATGCTCTTTTTGTTGTCATAATTCAGAAATTAATTTGGTTAAACGTTGTTCTGTGCAGATAGGCTGCACAGATTTGTTCAGGCTCAATAACCACGATACAGGATTCTCTTGACAAGCGCATACTCGTAACCTCCGTCCTGTCCTACGCAGTAGGTAAAGCTCGGCTTGTTATTACGCAGCTCAACCCACAGACGGGAAAGTATGCCACATCTCTCGATTTTGCCGTACTTCATGTTGTGGAATACCTCGTCGTACTTTCTTTTCTGACAGCCCAGCGCTTGACAGAAGCCGTCAGACAGCTCACGCAGAGCGCTGTCGGTAAGCTCGAATTTGACATATTCGCCATACCTGCGTTTGTATATCTCTCCGCTCAAAAAATCGCTCATTGTAAACTGCTGCGCGCCGTTTGCTCTAAGTAAGCCGGCAAGCGTCTTGTAAGTTTTCTTCTTCATAATCTTATTTTTGTTGGTTTGTAATGTAGGCGCACAAATTCAGTGCGCCCTGTTTAGGACTCTTCCACAGATAAAGGCTCGCAATCTACACTTCCGACCATGTTGGCGTTGCCGTCAAGCCATGCTTTGTAAGCTATTTCTTTCGCTTCTTCCTCGTTGTCGGCTTGTACTTCCACAAAACCATAAGAGGTTTCTTTAAGGTTTACACAATATGTTTTCATAATTTTCAATTTGTTGGTTGTAGTTCCTGCGTGCAATCGTCACGCAGGATTTAAGGCATTAGCGACGGAAACGGCTCATATCCACGCCGTAAATCTTTGCAAGGCGCAGAATACCATTGGCGATGCGCTCAAACCATGTATGTACAAACTGCGAGGTTCTTGCGTCTGTTCTGCAATAACCCCACTCCGTGCCAACCTTGGCAATGTCATAGTTCGTAAAGGCTACGTTCACGGTAGAGCAAAGACCGGCAATCCATTCAGTCAGCAAATCAAGAGCGGACATTCTGCGTCTGTCATCTTTAAATTTCTCTACATAGAACGTGTCAAGCGCAAACTCGATACGCTCCTTGTCGGACATAGACTCTACATCTGCATCGTCTGAAGAGATAGAGTCAAGGATGTAAGCATACATTTTGCCGTTCACTTTGTAATCTCGTGGGTTCTTTTTCATAATCCTAAAATTTTAAATGGTTGATAAAATGAACCCGTGACAAAACGTAACGGGTTGTTTAGGCTCAATCGTGATAAGCAATGGCTACAATCTCAACCATAGCGTCGTGAAAATCATTCTCAGATTTCGGATCGTTGTAGTCGGTCATGCGTGCGTTGTGCATCTTGCGGGCTGCAATCTTTGCCTTGTTTATCTGATACATCAACGAACGTTCAAAATTCTTGTCGCAATTTCTGTCTCTTAGCATAATTCAATGATTTATTTGGTTAATAGTAGCGGAGTTGTATCTCCGCTGTTTAGGCTATCTGCCGAAGTATTTGCGCTCGAAATCTTCATAACTCTCGCAGTTGAAGACAACCGCAACGCATTTCAAACCACGGGCAATTAAACTCTGTTTGACTTCTTTTGTAAGTTGTTCGCCTGTGTACACCTCGAAAGGAGGGAACACGAAATAATTCTGTGTCATAATAATTCTGTTTGGTTAATGGCAGACGGCACGAATTATCGTACCGCCCGATTTTAGGCTCTACGGCTCGATGCGTGAAAATACTGCGTAGGTGTGTCTGCCTGTCTCGCTTTTCTGCATAAGCTCGGCAAACTTCACTGCGTCCTCACGGGTCGTAAACTCACGCTCAACTCTCGGTGCAAAACTCGGGTAAAACTCAAGTACTACAAAATTCTTCTCTGTGTTCATAATTATGTGATTTGGTTGGTTAATAGTTGGCAGCCAAACGGCTGCCAGTTTAGGCTCTGAGTGTGCGGTGTGCGTTCACAAACGCAATGCAGGCGTTGCAGGCATCCTCGTTCTCTTTAGAGGAAAGAAATACAGCCAGAGTAAACGACCCAAGCGCTTTTCCATTGGAATACTCCTCGCTGACGTGAACAAAAACGCTTATGGAATGTAAATAACCGCCAGCACCCAAGCTTACGGACAGGGCAGGGTCGCCAATCGTTGAATACTGCAACTCCTGCAATTTTTTAAACAGCTCTTTTACGTGCTGCAACTCGCTTAATTGTTCTTGTGTCATAATTCTATAATTTAATTGATTAGATATTGTTGGCAGCGTTACACTGCCAGTTTAGGCTAATCGCTCACGTTGAAGAATAATAGCTCCTCGTCCTCGAATATATCAAGGCACAAATCGGGCTTGAGACAAGAGAAATAATAGAGCGTATCGCCACGCTTCTTGTACACGGCTATCCAAACGCCTGCGGGCAGCGTGCGGTTTTCGTTCGTTCCGTAAAACTCCTTTGTGTCTACGGACTCAAAGTGCACATGAATAAGCCACTGAGTGTTATCTAATCCCTCACGATTGATTGCGTCGAATACTTTGAATGTCTTTAATGTCATAATCATAAATTTATTGGTTAATAGTCCCTACGCAACTGCGTAGGATTTTAGGCGTTAGTCACTCCATCCACGTGCCGCCGTGAAACGTCAGGTTGTGTCCGTTCCACGTTCCGTGCCAGTGTCCATCTTTCAACTCCGTCACGTCTACATCTGCGTACAGCGACGAGCCGTCGCAGAGAATAATCATTTCTCTTTCTTCCATAATCCTAAAGTTTTTAGACAATGTAAGCCACGGTCAGAAATTTACCGTCGTAACCAAGGAACTCAACGTGTGTGTAGATTTCCTGCATCTTCGCGAATACGCTCTCCATGAACAGAGAACCCTCGCACTTAATTCTTCGTGTTGCCATAATTCATTTGTTTTTATTAGTTATTTATCGTACCGCCTAATTTGCAGGCAGTTTTTTAGGCTGAATTTTTCAGAACACAAAATCCACGTAAACAAGGCGTGAACCTTTGAACTCGCTCCAATAATTCACATTGTCGTACTTGTACGCCTCGAATTTTTTGGAACTTCTGTTGTACTCGTCACGCACCCAAACGGGAGCGGACTCCGAATTTGCCAAGCGGAAAAACTCGTCACGCTTGACTCTGCGCATTTCTATCTGTCTCATAATTCTGTAAGGTTGATTTATCGTACTGCCCCATATCGCAGGGCAGCATTTAGGCTGAAAGTTTCCAAGCACAATTATCGTACTAATCACTCTCCACGTTACAGCCGAGCAGGAATTTTTCCAAGCGCAGCGTACTGCGGTACAGTTCAACGCAGAACCATCGACCATTTTTCGTACTCGTCCAGACGAACGTCACAAGAAGAGCGTAGAAAATTCCAAGCACATTCCCGATTATCGTACTGCTTACAAGCAACACACACGGGAGCAACTGGATAATTCCAAGCATAATTATCGTACTTGAATAGATAATCTGTCTTTTGTTCATAATCTTATAATTTTATTGGTTGGTATTGTTGGCAGCTCAATGACTGCCATGATTTTGGACGCTCGCTATTATACGATTGAGTAACCAAGACACTAAGCGTAAAATACTACATAGCACATGGTTGAGAAATAAACAAACTCTTTCATAATTCTTTTGTTTTTAATTGTTAATAAAATGGTTAATGGTGGCAGCCTGTCGGCTACCTTTTAGGCGTTAAACGAAAACACGATAGTACGCAAAGGTGAGAAGGAGCATATCCATTCTATTGTCAATGTTGATAGCGTGTGTTTCAACGCCTCCGCCTGATACTATCAGTTTGCCGTCCTCAATGTAAAGAAATGAGTATCCGTTCGCAGGCTTCAGAAAATGATGCTTGCCCTCGAACGTTTCCTTGCCCTTCAGCGTTTCAAGGAAATAATTGTACATTGCTGTTGCTACGCTTTTTTCTTTCTCTTCCATAATTCAATAAATTTAGTTGGTTGATAATAGGAGCTGCGTGAATGTCACCACGCACGCAGCCATTGCCAAGGAGTCACGCTCTCTTTGCGTGTCCCAGAACGCTGCACCATATTGTACAGCGTACCCCTTTGGGCATTGTCGCCGTCTCATAGAGAACGGCAGCGAGTAACCGCCCAATTCCTCGCACGTTTTCACGAGATAATCCCGCACGTCGCACACACATTGTGTGCAGTTAGGCTCTACGTACAACCTTATGAACGTATTGCAGATTTTTTGGTAATACCTCACACGGAATAAGCAATAACTATCCGTGACGGCTGCTTTTTAACCAGAGCGCGCAGCCGTAACAAGCGCAGCACGTTAGGAACTCGTCCATGTGTGCCAAACGTAGAATATGAATTATGAATAGCTCCCAAAGTTTCAAATTTTGTAGTTCGAGAAATTCCCGTCTATTTCCTTACAGGAAAAATCTCGCTTGCAAAATCCCATAACAAAGGGCGTGACACGTCCGACACGTATCACCATTTATTTAAATAAATCTGTAGATCGATTGCTTTTAGATTTTGGCACGTTGCGCAGAAAAAAGCACAACGAGGAACACCCACACACCACGATGAGGTATCTAAAAACGTGTGGGAAAATAAGAAAACAGAGAAAAACAGTAAGGAAAAATAAGGACACAAAAAACCGCTTGCAACTCAAAACGAATTGCAAGAAAAATTCAGGTGGAGCGGTTGTTTTCCGCTCTACCTGAATACGTTTGGCGTTGGTTTAGAGTTTGAGCATACCTGCAAGGTACATTTGATCGGCTTGTTCCTTTGTTATGCCGAACTTTGCAACGGCTGCATTTAGCGCCCGTTCTTTGCGTGCCAACTCATTAGAACGTTTTGTGTATTGCTGCATAAAAGTAAATGCTTTAACAACAAAATAATTAACCTTATTTGTTGTATTTACCATGTTTGGCAATTTGTCGAGAAGTCCCAAACCATACAACGAGCGGTAACTAAACCACTCTGTAGTATTTGTTTGCACTGCAACTTCCAAGACTGCAACCGCCACCGCTTTTTTAAACGCCTTAAGCGTTTGTTTGTCGGTGTTTGCGGTTTTTAGTTGGTACGCCTCGTAACGTTCTTTTGCCTTCTCGTAGTCGGTTTTTAATTGCTTGTAGCGTTCATCCGTTTCGCTTGCATCGTCTAAGACTTCTTTTATACGGCTTGCAAGTTCTTTTGTTTCGTCTTCTGCAACCTGTTCAACCCACGGCAAGAACATTTTTGTATAACTCGGGTTTTCCTGTTCCTTTGCTAACTTCTGGGCGTTCTCAACTGTGTTAATTAACTCTGAGTTTCTGTTTTCTACTTTAGTAGCTTTCATAATTCTATGTATTTAAATTGGTGAATAAATTCTAATTACTTCTAAAGTCTTTGCAGCAACCAAAGGAAACCATTAATTTTGCATTGGTGAATAAATTAAGGCGTTTCGCTTTAGTTGCTGGCGGTGTAGTCTACATTGGTAGGCTGCACCGCTTTTTAGTGTATCACTATTTTAAAGACCGCCACGCAACGGGGTTATTGCCTTCGCCCTGTGCGCTGCCGTGGGTGTTTCTCCCTTTCGACACTACAAAGGTACGACAATTTCCGACCAAAAGCAAACATATTAACACTCTTAACTTTTTAATAACTCACTGATAATCAACGAGTTAGAATTTTTAACTATCATTAATTCCTATAATATAACACAATATTTGGTTAATTTTCGTTTAACAAATTCAAAAACAAGCCGAATTTAAATATATTTAACAAGTCGTGAAACATTATATTTATACACTTTAGAAATTAATATAAATGCATAAAGTGCTGATTTTCAAGCGGTTACAACTTTATATAATATTAGGCAAGCGTGAAACATAAAATGTACGTTTAACGCTTGTTAACGTTATATTATTGCATATAATATAAAGAAAACAGGGTGCGCCCCCCTGAGAATTGACTATTTGACGGCATAGTCACCTCTTTTAAAAATTTTTTCTTCCGATTTTTGACTTTGTGTAAACTTATGTTCCCATTTGTTAAAAACTGTAAACTTGTATATTTATGTATATTCAGTTTTGTTAACTTCCTGGCGGTTGAAACTGGGAAGTGGAACATCTCTTTGTCGCCGAATAGCTATGTATATTTATTATACACTCGATGTAGGATAAAAATGCACCAAAAACCTCGTATTTACGGGAGTTTGTGTATGATTGTAGAACTTATTTTGTACCTTCGTTTCAGAGGCATGTGAGGATAGGGGTTGAGAACCTTATCATACACTACCTACACAAACCCCGTGTTTATCGGGGATTTGGCTGCATTTGGAACCTACATTAATCGTTCATTTTCTGTTAATCGGAATTGACCGTCTCTACGGACTGGTTTTATCAGATGCAAAAGTAGTAAAATTAATTGTAAAAGTATGGGAAACGGAATGGAAAACCTCATGGAAAGACTTGAAAAAGAGTTGGAGGAGGAAAAGATGGCGAGGATTAAGCGCCGCAGATGGCGCAGGCGTTTCATGTTGTTGATGGTATTCGGAGTGATAATGTTTTCTATTTCTGCCGTAACGGCTGCATTCACCAAGTCATTGGTAGCTGGATTTATGGTACTGGGTCTTGTATGTATGCTCTCATATCCGCTTTATCAATTATATAACGAATGTGAATTATAAAGTCGGGAATTACAGAGGATAGCATGTTTAGTATGCCGATAAAAGAAGTTATAGGTTATTTTAAAATAATGGTTTAAATGAAGAAAAAAAATAAAAATAGACGAATACTCTACGGGTATCACAATTTGCGCGAGTTATCGGAAAGAGCTTTGCGAAATCTTGATGGAGCGATGGATAATGCCCATGATGTAGCTGTGATGCGCTATGTGTTGTTGCAGTTCGCTAATTGGTTCAAGACTGACTTCAAGAAACTGCCACTATTCGAGAGCGACCCGTTTGTTGACGACTGGTGTAACGGTATGGCGAGGAATATATACCGTTATATGTCAGACATTACAAAGAAACAAGAAGGTAAAAACAAGAACGAGATATGAAACAGGAGTTATTGGATGATTTGCAGCGTCTGCTGAAATGCCCTATACCAAAGGTGCAGTATGCCGGTGATGGTGCTCTTCACGCATGGTACTGCGAGGCGCAGGAGTTGAAAGAGCGTATAAAATCGGGAGAGCCTATAGACATACAATGGGTGACTCGTCCTCTCAATGTGCTTGTGGTATCTGGTGACGGCACGCTGCCTGACGGTGGTAAGTATGGTTGTTGCAATTTTTTGCGTCATCCACGTCAATATTACGATGCGGCAATAATCTTTCGTTACTTTGTGTTTGCCATTGTTGTTTATCACAGCAATAACAACCCTACGGAGGGCGATATAGATGCCTACGAGCTTGCGATGCGTGAGATGGAGGAGATATGGGTGCCGTTCAAAGAAAGGAGTAACAGTGATTGAGAAAGAAGATATTAAGATAGGTTTAGAGTTCATTCTTCCGATCAGATTGAGAGAATACGAAGAAGAGGTGGCAAGATTTCGTCATCGTCAAATAATGGGCGAAGACTGTCCTGTATTACCGAGGTACAGGACAGATTTAGAGACTCTTGAAGGATTTAAAATCATTGCAACCGTAGGTCGTCCTTTTTTTAAGGTTGTAGATAGTCCGAGAGAGTATTTTGAGACCTCCTCTAAACCTCATCATTTAGGATCCTTTGTAAGAGTAACTTGTGACGAGATTGAAAATGAGGTATTTTACCTTTCAACTAAAGATATTGTGGAGCGTGGTGAGACATTAATATAGAAAAAGGTTGAATCAAAGAAAGGAGTAGTAACAATGATTAACAGAGAGGACATAAAGGAGGGCTTGAAGTTTAGGATGCCCAACGATATAATCAGGAGGAAGTATCAAGTGGCGAGCTTTTGTCTTGCCACGGATATGTGTGAATCCATCCAGTATCTGACAACGCTGAAAACTCCGCACGGAGACAAAAACTATGTAACGCCCAAAGTACCGCTTTTCGAGGTGTGCGGCGGTCCGAAGCTGATAAGCTCCGCCGACAAGAAAGACCCGCATTGCGCATGGGTCGGCGAGTACATCAAGGTTCGCAGCGATGCGCTCGGAAAGAAACCGCTCTACATATCCCTGGGCGACGTGATGCAACGCGGAAGACGTGCCATCGACGCTAATCTCTGCCATATTTTCAGTACAGAGAACCCGAAGAACAACTGGGCGTACAACTTTATTCGTGGTGGCAGTCGTAGCGGCGGGAAAAAATACCGTATGGAGCATTACGGATGTTCCCTTGATCCGATTGACGTTCTTTCAAAGCTTTCCGCGTTTACTGAACAGCCAACTGGAGATGCCGATGCGTTCCGCGACATTACCAACGGTATGTACGACACCTTCAAGGCGAAGAATCACGACTACGGCAATAGTTTTGCGGAGCTGTTTAAGGAGTGCGGCATGACATACGCCTACGGACACATGGCAGAGAAGTTGAAGCGCGTGAAGTCACTGATGTCTGACGAGGCGAAGGTGAAGGGCGAGAGTATGAAAGACTCCCTGCTTGACCTTGCGAACTATGCGATACTTACAATTATGGAACTTGATAAAACAAGGAAGTGATATGGCGAAGATTGTTTTAGACCCCGAAGAAAGCGGAATAGAGCTTTTCTTTAAATTGTTCTTTAGTGCTACAAGAAAATTGGGACTTTCAGACGAAGAGGCGTGCGAAGCATTCAAAAAGCCTGTTGAAGCGATAGAAAATGCTCCGGCAGAGGAAAGATGCGCCTGGTATAAGTCACATGAACACATCAAAGCAATAATAAATGGCAAAAAGTAATTGCAACTTAAAATCTAATAATATGCAAGAGATTGTATTTAGAAGCAACGATAATCAGGCTCTGACGACAAGTGAAAAAACACTTTTCGTTGACAATTAGCAACTTACAAAGAAATTTTCCCTTACAGAAGTGGAGCTTATAGCGTTTCAAGAGGGTGGTAGGGAGTCATAAATCAAAAAAAAGATATTGAAACTATGAATGATATAAGGATATTCGAGAACGTAGAGTTCGGAAAGATACGTACAGCAGGGACAAGAGAAGAACCGCTTTTCTGCTTGGCGGATGTGTGCAAGATACTGGAAATAAATAACTCATCTGACGTGAAGAATAGACTAAAGACCGATGGGGTCGTTCTAATCGAGGTCATCGACTCTTTGGGAAGAACGCAGAAAGCGGTCTTTATAGGCGAGCGTAACCTGTACAAGGTGATAATGCGTTCGGACAAGCCGCAGGCAGAGGCTTTTCAGGACTGGGTGTGCGGAGAGGTACTGCCTTCCATCCGCAAGACAGGTGTTTATGCACTGCCCAAGACATTTGCACAGGCGCTGAGGCTGGCCGCTGAACAGCAAGAGATGATAGAGGCTCAGCAGAAACAGATTGAGGAGCAGAAACCAAAGGTGGAGTTCTTTGATGCTGTTGCAGAGAGCAAGACCGCCATCGACATCAAGGCAGCTGCGAATACACTCCACTTCAAAAACATCGGCAGAAACAAGTTGTTTGAAATTCTGCGCAACGCGAAAATACTCATGTGGAACAATCTCCCATATCAGAAGTATGTTGACTGTGGATATTTCCGCACGATAGAACAGAAATACACAACGCATGACGGTGTGAAAATTAGCATCAAGACACTCGTCTATCAAAAGGGAATGGATTTTATCCGTAGGACACTTAATAATTTGGATTACAAACAAGTTGAGTAATGACTAAGGACTGGAGCGGAAACGGCAAGAGCACCTTCATAACAATCGGTGCGAGCAACCACACGGACAAGGAGCGTGAGGAGCATGACTTCTACACCACATCGCCCGAGGCTATAGACAAGCTCTTAAAGCACTTCTCTTTGCCGAAGAAGATATGGGAGTGCGCTTGCGGTACTGGATGCTTGTCAGAGCGTCTTGTTGAGTTCGGGCACGATGTTGTGAGCACCGACCTTATAGACCGGGGTTACGGCGATGTGCAGGACTTCTTTAAAGCGGATACGATGCCCGACAGCTGCAAGTGCATACTTACCAACCCACCCTACAAGTACGCATTGGAGTTCGTGCTGCACTCGCTTGGCTTGCTTCCTAACGGAGGCTTGTGTGTGATGTTTCTCAAGACAACATTCCTGGAGGGTCAGAAACGCTACGATAGGCTCTATAAGAACACGCCGCCTAAGTATGTACTGCAATTCTCAAAGAGAGTGCTGTGCGCAAAGAACGGCAAGTTCGCTGCAATGCGCAATGGTGGCGGTAGTGCAGTCAGCTACGCATGGTTTGTATGGCAGAAAGGTTACAACGGAGAAACAACCGTAAAATGGATATGAGCAAAAACAGATACCGCAACAAAGCACCCTACTCCACCCTGCATCCCGACGCAAGACATTGGACTCGCAAGGGGAACTCGTGGAAGCAGAAGATTGGCTACGATACCGAGGATGAGGCATGGGAGTTTCTAAATCAGAACCCGAGGCTGAAAGCTATTGGAGCTGTAGTTTATAGATGTCCTGTGTGTAACAAGTTTCATGTTTCAATACATTACAAAAATGACAAAAGAGGAATTTCTTAAAAAGGCTCATGCGATATATGGAGACAAGTATTGTTACGAAAGAACAATACTTGGAGGACATACTGAACGAATCTGTGTAACTTGTAAAGAGCACGGAGACTGGTTTCCTGTAAGAGGATACTTCCTTCGTGGACATGGATGTCCAGAATGTGCAAAAGAAGATTCTTTAAACAAACAAAAGAAGAGCATCAAGCAATTTGTTGAAGATGCTCGCAAAAAGCATGGGGACAAATATGATTATTCGAAAGTTGAGTATAAAAATGCACTAACGAAAGTTTGTATCATTTGCCCTATACACGGAGAATTTTGGCAAACACCAAATGGCCATCTAAACGGTTGTGGATGTAAGAAATGTGGCGATAAGTACAGAGGCGAAAACGCTCGCTTTACTAACGAGCAATTCATCAAAAGGTCTCAAAAGAAATGGGGTAACAAATACTCTTACGAAAAAACGAATTACATTGACAATAAGACGAAGGTTTGCATTACTTGTAAGGAACATGGAGACTTTTGGCAATTCCCTGTAAATCACATGAGATGGGAGGGATGTCCAGTTTGTGCAAGACTACAAAACAAATATTTGGTGTTCGGCATTGGAATCAACGACGAGATTACTCCAACAACAAAATGCCATAAGGCTTATAACCATTGGCAAATGATACTTAAAAAGTGCTTCGACCAAAAATATAAGACACGGCACCCTACCTATAAAAATGTGACTATGTGTGAAGAATGGAAAAGGTTCTCTGTGTTTAAGAAGTGGTTTGATGCGAATTATGTAGAAGGGTACGATTTGGATAAAGACTTACTGTCTGATAACGGTCATAAGATATATTCTCCTGATACATGCTGTTTTATACCGCATAGTCTAAATGTCCTACTTAGCTCGAAGAAACTGGGCAAAGACGGACTACCGAGAGGGATAAACAAGGAAGGCAATTCTTATGCGGTTAGAGTCTGCTTGCATAAAGGGGAAAGAATTAGAGTTGGCAAAATACGCTCTATCGATGAAGCTGTTGATATTTACAATAAAATTAAAAGAAAAGAAATAGTGTCGGCTGCATTAGGGTGTTACGAAAATGGTTTAATAGGAAAGCGTGTTTATGATAGTTTTTTAAACTATGACTTTAGGAAATTTGTTGTATAACATGTTTATAGCAAAAATAGTTGAGATATGAAGAAGTTTTTATTATTTGCATTAGTTGCGGTGGTGTCGCTATTGGCATCGTGTAGCAGGTGTCAGAGATTCCAAGGAGGCAATCGTAAGTTGTACGACACTATTACGGTTTACTCTGTCGATAAAATCGTAGAAACGTCTGGTAACAAAGAATCGTTTGATACAGAGACCTATTATCTTGTGGCTACAGATAAGGGAGCGTATCGTATAGATTTGTATGGAGTCTGGGGTAATGCCCAACTCGTTGGAGTTATAAAACAAGGTAGGACATATATCGTTGAAACACAATGGTTTGATGCTCCAATCATTAAGGAATACAAGCGTATAACTAAGCTAATTCGTGAATTATGAAGAAGAAAGGATATTACGAATATACACCGCAGATTTACCCAAGGAAACTTTGGGTGATGTACAATACGTCGGAAGAAGAAATAGACAAATGCTTTACCAACATGAAAGGCGAACCTCTTGTTCACAACGGCGAGCCTATGAGCGAAGGAAACTACGGAGGTATGGTTTATGACGAATGTATGAGTAAAGCAGGGAAATACTTCGGTAATCTCGTTGTCTTTCCAAAGAAGAGCGATATGACTATGAAAAATATCTGCCATGAGGCATATCATGTTCTATCGTCTATCAACGATGCGTGCGATTTGGAAAGGATGTATAACGGCAGAAATGAGCACCAGGCATACCTTATGGGTTGGATATGTAATTGCATCAACAACGCTCGTTTGGGAGTCGGTGATTTTATAGAAATTAAAGACAAGGAGGAATAGCTTATGTTTTTGGGATTTGAAAACTATCGCGACATTGATGTGCTAAAAGGAAAAACACTCGTTAGTGTCGATAGAGGCCTTTATGACTCAAACGATGCTTTGTTTTTCAAAACAGCTGATGGAGAATTTTACATTATGACGCACTACCAAGAGTGTTGCGAGAATGTATATATAGATGATATTTGCGGTGATTTCGCTGATTTGCTGAATGAGGAAATACTGACAGCGGAAGAGTTAAACAACGACTATCCTGTAGATGAAGAATGTATTGAAGATACTTATACTTGGACATTTTATCATTTAGCAACGTTTCATGGGGATGTCACTATTCGATGGTTTGGAACAAGTAACGGCTATTACTCCGAGAGTGCGGAATTTTACAAAATTAGTGAGGAAGATTATAATGTTCATGTAAATAGGAACAGCTTATGATTAAGAAAGGAGATAAGCGCAAGAAGCATTATAAGTGCAAGGACTGCGCAATGTTTGCGGACGAGGATGCAGATGGCGCACCCTATTGCCTCGCCAAAGACCTCTACACGTTCGTAATGGGCAAAGATGAGGCTTGCGAGGAGTTTGTAAAGTGGAACGGTAAGAAATAACAAACAAAAACAAAATGGAAAGAGAGAAGATAGTAATAGAACTTTGTGGCGGCAGGATGCCTGAAAAGGCACACGATGCCGACGCGGCGTATGATGTGTTCACCAAGGAAGATGTAAAAGTGCTCGACTATGAGCGCTATGCAATACCGCTCGGCTTCAAAATACAACTGCCCAAACACCTTGCAGCAGTTATACAACCAAGAAGCGGAATGTCTGCAAAAGGTATGCCCTCCCAAAAGATGTGGAATGGCGAAATCATTAAAGAAAAGCGAATTGATGCCGATGTTGAACTTGGCTTGATAGATAGCGGCTATACCGGCGAGGTGAAAGCAATCGTGAAAACCTTGGGTATAGGTGCTTTTATGTCAGGAGACATTTTTATCCCTGCCGGCACAAAGATAGCACAGATGCGCATTGTGGAGATACCGAATACGGAACTTGTGAGCGGTGTCATCAAAATTCAAGAAAATGATGACAAGAAGCGTGGCGACAACGGTTTTAATTCAACAGGAGTAAAATAACATGGCAAGCAAGACATACATCGGCATAGACCCTGGCTCAAAGGGTTTCATAGCAGTAATGCACCCTGACGGCACGCGCGAGTATTGCTCCTTACAGGATTGCGACTATCACGACATTGCGATATTTCTGAAAAACATCAAGACGGTGTGCGAGGAAAATTGCGTGTGCTGTATGGAGGAGATACACGCCATCTTCGGTTCGTCGGCAAAGTCCACATTCTCGTTCGGAGAAACGTTCGGAGTACTGCAAGGTCTGTTGATTGCGCTTGAGATACCCTATCATCTTGTACCTCCGAAGACTTGGCAGAAGGAGATTTGGATAAGTCACGATAAGGTTATCAAGAGTTACTGCGGAAAGAAAAGCACGGACAACAAGGCGACATCCATCAACGCCGCAAGACGATTGTTTCCGACCGAAGATTTTAGACGTACAAGCAAGTGCAAGAACGTAGACGATAACAAGTGCGATGCAACGCTGATATGCGAATACGGGCGAAGGAAATGCCTTTAAAGAAGATAAAACATTGTTTAACTAAATAAGTATAGATATGGATTTTGGAAAGAAGTTATATTGCGGCAATTTTGTGGTTACAAAGAAGTCGCGCAGTCTAAGTAAGCAGGAGTTGAAGGAACTCCGCGACAAGGAAGGTATCCGTGAGGATGTCCGCAAGCATCTGACACGAGGCTCGCTTCCGTACATTTGCGTCGAAACGGTCGGCGGCGGATGGAAGGTGGAGTTTGGCATCGGCACGACGATGTTCGAAGCAATCGACGCGCTCGGCATGGTTCGTGACGAGAAAGGCGATTGGCGCACTCACGGAACGGAAGGCAAGAACGCAGAGGCTATCTTTACCGGCATGTTCGTTGATACTACCGTCGTTGGTGATGCGGAGTATCAGACAGCAAAGATGAAAGCCATGAGCGAGTATATAGAACGAAACACAAAGCATGACAACGAACAGCTATGGGTGGAAAAGTAGAGAAGCTTTCGGCTAAGATGAAGTCGCAGGCAGTCGGCTTGGGTCTGTGCCAGCAATGGACTGACGAATGGGCCGACGGCACGTCGAAAGACGAGCTTGTCGAGAAGTTTGTCAGAGGCATTGACTTCTGCATAGAACACAACTTTCCGTCATGCGAAGTGATACGGAAGGAGTTCGGAGATGTCATTCACGACCACGGCGTGTACGTGGACGAGAACGTGATTGCGGACGACAAGCCGACGGTGATATTAAACGGAGAGTGCGTCGCAGGACTGACCTACTCCGGCAAGAGCTGCGGCGACATATATGTAAGGCATGACTGCGAGGCGACTGTATTTGTAAACGGCCTTGCGAGAGCGTTTATCAACATGTACGACAATGCGGAGGTGGAAGTGTATTGCGAAGAGGGTGCAAAGGCTTTCGTCTATCTGCACGGCGGCAGGGTCAGAAAGACGCGAGGTGATGTCACAATTAGAGAAAAACACAAGGAGAAGGAAGAATGAAAAGAAGTAGTGGTGAGGCGATAGATTCGCTGTACGGGCAGTTGAAGGCGTTGAGTGCAGACGCGAAGTACGGCTTCGGTATGTACAGAACCGACTGGGGCAAGGTGAACAGCGAGAGCTGGAACAGGCTCCTGGTAGGCTTCTGCAAGAGTATCAGAGAGCTTGCCAAGGACTGCCCTGTAAAATATTTTGCAGGAGCGTTCTATACGTTCAACGGAAAGATATACGAGGTGGTGGAGCCGATTGTTGTGGAGCAGGCTTACCAGTTGCTTATGGAGGACTTGTTCATAGCACCCGTGCTCGGTCGTTCCACAATCAGAAAGGAGTCGTTCATCGACACCATCAAGAACTACAATGTGCTTGTTCCGCAGTTCGATGTTGTGGCTTTCGCCAACGGTGTCGTTGACTTCGGCCTTGCGCGTGTGGCTCCTACGGCGATGCCGTTCTCTCCGCATTATCATGTGACTTACTATCATCCGTACAACTTCGATCCGAAAGCGAAGTGCAAGAAATGGGAGAGATTTCTGCTTGATGTGCTGCCAGACAAGGACTCGCGTGACATCTTGCAGATGTTCATGGGTCTCGGCTTGGTGCAGCGCGGTGACGCATACAATCCGTATGAAGGTAAAATGTCCGACAAAATAGAGCTGTGCCTTATGCTTATCGGTAGCGGAGCAAACGGAAAGAGTGTGATATTTGAGGTTATGTGCGCCCTGTTCGGCAAAGACCGCATATCAAAAATGGACTATGCGGAACTTACCGCTGACGGTGACGAGGGCATGAGAGGGCGCTACCCTATCCGTAACGCCATCTTCAACTGGTCTTCCGACTCCGACCCGAAGAAGTTCGGACGCAAGAATACTGGTATGTTCAAGAGGCTTGTGAGCGGAGAGCCCGTACCGTACAGAAAGCTGGGCGAGAACGTACTGGAGTCAAAGAGCCTTCCATACCTCATCTTCAATCTCAACGAGCTTCCGTTCCCCGAGGATGTCACGCTCGGCTTTATCAGACGCTTGCAGTATGTCAGCTTCGACGTTACAATCCCCAAGGAGAAGCAGAATCCGCGTCTTGCGGCGGAGATTATCAAGGAGGAGCTTTCAGGTGTGTTCAACTGGGTTCTTAAAGGCGAGCGTATGTTGAGAGAGCGTAAGTTTCAGTTTCCGTCTGCGGAAGGTTCGCGCAAGCAGCTCATTCTTTCATATCTCGGCACACAGCCCGTGCTGGCATGGCTAAAGGCGTATGAGATACGCTGTGACAAGGGAACGAAGGGCGAGATACCAGTTTGGATAAACGCTAAGACGCTGTATGACAGCTTCAGACAGTTCTGTGAGGATAACAATCTTGAGGAAAAGGAGATACCGTCACAGCAGAAGTTTGGCAGAGTGATGTGGAACTCCTGCAAGTTCTACAAGAAGCGCACGCCAAGCGGAGTTATCTACGAGACATACGGCATCACGGAAGCAGACCTTGCGGAGCACTTCCTCATATCCAACATGAAGAGCGCGGAAGAGACGCAGGAATACAGCTTTATCAAGGACGACCTGCCTGCAAAGAAAGAAGAGTAAACAGAGATAGTTATGGAAGAGTGTATCATTAAAATCATCGAAGATAAGTATGCTCTCGAAATGGGCCTGCGTATCATCATGGAGACGGCAGAAAGAAAGGCACTTCCAGAAGAGGTTTTTCTGCCGACCTTCAATGACAGTTTGATTGAAGAAACGTTTGTGGCAACGCTTGAAAAGGTTGCCGGCAAGAAGTACAAGTAGAAACAGAAATAGCCTTGCAGCAAAGAAATTACTGCGAGGCTATTTCTGTATTTATTTATCTTTCTTGTTTTTATAAAGAAGGCAATTTTTACACGAAGTTGGATAGTTGACTGGTAAATGGAAGTGAATCGTATTGTTCTCCACATCTATCTCATCCTGCTTGATTTTGTTATAGTCCGCCTCAAGCGACACAATCTTCAGCCAGTCAGGAGAGCCTTTCTTGGCTTTCTTTTCAGCAGCTACCAGCTTGCGCAGGATGGATTCCTTTGAAGTCTCCTTTGCAAGTTCCTCCGCGGTTATCTCGTCGTTCTTCGGCGAGTTTGTGCCCTGTACATCCGCAATGCGCGCCTGAACTGAGTCGAGTGCTTCGAGCTTCTCAATCTCGCGAAGCAGTTCAGCTTTGGCCCAGTTTAGGCCCTGGCCTTGGAAAGCTACATTCCAAGCGTCGCCTTTACCCCAACCTGCCGCACGCAGGTCGGCATATATAAGATATGAAATATCCGCCATGTTGTACTGCTTTTTCAACTTGTACATATAGGCTGATAATGTGTATTCTGACATAATTACTCCTCCTCTTTTTCGTAAACAAATTTAACATAGCAAAAGCACCGGTAGTGCAGCGGTGGAAACGGATCTCCGAAGTGGTGCAGATACGTCGTCTCATCATCGCAGTGCGCGCATGGATACGAACTTCCTCGAAAGATGTAGTAGCCTATCGCCCCGTGCTCCTTGCCGTACTGCTGTTCGGCTCTGCCCCATGCGACGGCGACCATTTGCCGCGCGTTGCGGACGATGTTCTGATACGCCGAATGAAATATGCCCTTGCCGTATGAAGGCGTGGCGATGTTTATATCCTCCTTTCTTGCCTTCGTGATTACGGATGTGGTGTACGGATCTTTATATCCAGTACGTATCGCGGACAGAAGCTGCGAGTCGGTGTATTTCATCAATACGCCCGCCTTGCACATACGCACCATGTCCTCCGCAAAGTTTTTCAGATAACTGGTGGTTCGCTCCATTGATGTCCTGCCGAACACCTTTGACACAAGAAAGGCTTCCGTGCTCTCCGTGCCGATATTCAATATCGAGCACGCGGTCTTTGCGCAGACGGCGATGTCACTTTCTATTCCGTCAGCAACGCCTAACGCAATGCGCTGTGAGGCCGCAATAAACCCATTCTCGTTTGTCAGTGTCGCTCCCCTCCTATATTTGGAAGCGAGCGACGCTATCTCACGGGCAACTTTAAACAGTCGCTTCTGTACGCGCGACTCGCAGGCTATCTGCGCTTTGGTTCTATTAAGTGCGTATTCCTGTGACTCCATGAATTACTTTCTTAGATTCTTATCCCAGTTATTGCGTCCAGGATAATTGCCGTTCTCGTCCCATGCCTTGTCAGACCTCTTCGGTCTGCCTTTTTTGCCGCGACCTGTGTTGATGTCGTCGCCAGGCTGCTGATTGTTAATTTTTGCAAGTGCTTCCTCCTGCTCGATGTTGTTCTCGACCTGCGCCTCCTGGCGTTGGATGTCGATGAGCAAGTCCTGCTGGTCTTCCTCTTTCTGCTCGCGCATGATACGAGTAAACTCGTCGTTCTTCGAGAACTTGGAATTGCGCTCAGAAGCAGTCTGCTTCGAGAGGAATTTGTTCTGAACCGCAGTGGCCAGGTTAGTGATAAGCTCAGTGTCGTTCTGATGGATATAGCTCTCAATCCACGCATTGACCGGCAGTGCAACCATTGAGGCCATACAGTTGTTCTCCGTTCCGATGCCAAACTTAGTTATACGCACCAACTGGTCGAGGAACGGCTGCAATCTCTGTGCGTCATTCATGGCAGCTTCGAGGGCTGGAGAATACAGCAGCTTGATTGCAACGCCCGGCAGGTCTCCCGATTTGAGTTCGGGCGGCTTCACGGTAAACGAAAGCTCGTAGATGAGGTCATAAGACTTGTTGAGCTGTGTAGCGAAGGCGTTTGACGCGTCCGTGCCATTGAGGAACTCCGCCTTGCCGTCCGTGTCGGTAATCATAATCGTCTTAGCAGCGCCGTTCGTATCGCCCTTTATCTCTATCTCATCCCCCTCGCCGGTAAGCGTGAGTATCGGGAAGGCGTACGCCTTGTTGTTCTCGCAGAGATACGAGAACGCCTCCTCATAATCCTCGATATTGCGCTGTACGGCAGACCAGCAAGGGCCGTCCTCGTTGCGGGCGTATGACACAGGTATGAACGGGAAGCCGTGTCGTTTCTCTTCGACGCAGGCATATTCGGACGCACCGAAGATAGACGCGACCTTTCTAAAGGCATTTCTCGCAGTGCCTCCCGACAGGTCTTTCTTGAAGCGGTAGAACTTTTCCTTGTCCCATGCTTCAACCCACTCGATGCGCTCCTCTCCTTCCTCGTCATAGTCCACATACTTGCGTGCAAACGCAATCAGTTCGCCGGTAAGCGGGTCGTATCTCGGAAACAGCGTGTCGCCACGGTCGAACGAGAGTGTTCTCGTTCCGAATTTGCCGTCGCCGTCGAAATAGCCTACAATGGCACAGTCTGCAACCTTCATGTATGCAGATACCGCCTCGAAGAAGCGTATCTCCATATCGTGCATGAGCCAGCCCTTCTTGTATTTCGTGAGCAGCTCTTGTAGTTTCTCTTCGCTACCTTCTTCGGTTCCCTCCGCAAGCTCGAACTGAATATCGTTGCCAGTCACATGAAGAACGTGCTTGGTGTAAATAACCTGCTGAAAGGCAAACGCGGTGCGCTGAATTTTCTGCACGCACCAAAGTCCCGTTTCCGGGTTCTTCTTCCAGATGTCGGGATATTGCTGCGGGTCGCAAATCCTGTGTCCTGACGGATAGAACTCGCGCAAGAAGTCCTGCTGTGTTTTGATGTTGCGGTACAGCACATCCGCAGGCATACAAGGGTCTTCGTTCTCGGAAAACTCACGGTCTATAATTCCGTGTTTCATATAACCCTTCGGGGTTACTTCGTAAAACGGCTTTCGGACGAGCAGTTCCCGCACGTCCTTTACATTGTTCAAAGCATCCATAGTCCTTTTATCTTTTTGTGTTTCTTTTTAGTTAAGCTGAAAATCATTATATATAGCCATGACTCGAAGAAGTCGGGCGAGTGCCCTACGTACCGTTTAGCCATCTTCTTAGGCAGTAGCTTGAAGCCTCTGTCGTCGCTGTTGTCGTCGCGGCGCAGCATCTTTCTCTCCTTCTGTAAAATCTGACGCAGCGGCACCTTGTCAAATCCGTCTCCCGAATACTTGCGCTCAAGCAGCGAAGACTCTATCGAGATTTGTTTTTCCTTTATCATCTTGTAGAACAGGAAGGCGCATTGTGATTTAAGGTCTTTGTACAGGAACTTGATGCCCTTTTCTTCCTGGTGTGTCATAGCGACAGGTGCTGCCTGGTTGTTGAACGGTACGGCATCGGCAAAGAAACCTTTGAAATACTGACCGATACCCTGCAAGTCGTAAGTGAAGTTGCACTCCTCCACTCCCCATTCACGCAGCTTCGCCTGCACCGCAGACACGAGCGTTTGAGAGTCGAGTCGCATTACTACAAGGTCTTTGCAGTGCCATCCCTCCCACAGCCACATCACAAAGTTGTCGCCGCCGGTGAAGGCAATGTCGGCGGATGCACGCCGCACTCCATCTCCGACCTGTACGGCATTGTCGAATATTTCTTCGAGGTCTGCCATCTTTATCATGTCGTCGCCTGCGGACTTCCAGTTCCAGTTGGCTTCGAGGTCGCGCATACGTTGCTCCTCGTCCTGTTGTGCAAGGTTGGCGAGATATGATGCGTCGGTAGAGATAAGTTTGATGTTTTCCGATACGTCGGCACGAATGAATGTGGCGGATTTGATGAACATTTCGAGCTTGGTATATCCGAGTTCGGCATAGCTTTCTTTCCACAGCTTATCTATGATACCTCCGCATTGTTCGTAAACCTCCTCTCGCGTATCTCCCCAATAGATTGAGTCGGGAGTATCTCCGTCCATGAAGCAGTAGCGTATGACTCCGTCACGCTCGGGGATAATGTATCCATCCTCGTCTACCCACCAGTCTATGAATTTGCGCACCCACGACTCAGGATCAGGGTTGCACGTTATCCAGAAGCGGTTGCGGATTTGCGAGGCGTTACGGTTGTTGGTAAGCAGATACTTGAACTTCTTGTACGGACACTGGGTTCCCTCGTCGATGCACACGTATGCGAACTGACGGCCCTGGAAGCGGGTCTTGAAGTCCTGGTACGAGCCTGCGTAGTATGAGAATTTTAGCCAGCCTCCGTTGGTGAAGTTCCACGTCATATCATTCTGCGACTTGTTGTATGTGCCGAACTGCGAGAAGAGCTTGTACGAGTCCGTTACAAGCGATTGAAGGTCATCCTTCTCGTTACGCAGGATTGTTGCATGGAACTCAGGGTTCTTGATGTCTTTCAACACCTCCATGAGAGAACTAAAACTCTTACTACCTCCTCGCGAGCCTCCGACTATCTTAATATCAGCATCAATGGCAAGCATACGCTCCTGTCCGCCACGTTGAGCGATAATCTTCAACCTGTCGGGATGCTTCTTGTCTTTATCTCTTAGTGATTGAATGTACTCTTGAGTGTAAATAGGCTCTCCGTTATCCAATTTCAACCCTGAAAAACAACTTTTCTGCATATATATACAAAATATTTATGCAAATATATCGAAAATATTTGGTTAATTGTATATTTATTCATATTTTTGCGAAAGAAAAACGTATATTTATACATTAATGGTAGAAGAACTACCGGAAACCAACACTAAAACTTTTATATATGACAGTAGAAGAACTGCTTTCATTGGTGAACAAGGAGGTTGATACCACCAAGTTCAAAGCACTTAGCCAGAAAACCATTAACGAAGAACTTAATGACGTACTGGATGAATTTGGTGACGACGAGGCTGCGAACGCCAAGACAGTTACCAAGGTAGCAAACCGACTCAAGCGCATGGACGGCAATCTGCACAAGAATGTCTCTGACGAGATTAAGAAAAGCAGAGAGGAAGCCGAACGCAAGAAGAAGGAAGAGGAGGAGCGCAATGGAAAGAAGAGCGAGGAGGACAAGCCCGACGACAAGTACGACAAGCTGCTCGCAAAGCTCGAAGCCCTCGAAAAGGCAAATGAGGAGCGCGACAAGAAGGCATCAAGAGCCGCTACAATCGAAGCGGTCAGAAAGGGCTTGAAGGATAAGTTTGACAAGGCAAAGCTCGAACTTAACGATTTCTTTCTTGACACTGCAATCTCCAAACTTGAAATTCCCGACCATGATGCCGATGTAATCGACCTGGTTTCAAAGGCAGAGGGTATTTACACTACCGACTTCAAGCGTGCTACAGGCAACACTGCTATACCGCACAAGGGCAGCGGCTCTTCTTCTGGCGGCGGCAAGACAATCCGTGACGACGAGTGGGATGACATCATCGAACCGAAAGAAAAGTAAACATTTTAATTTTTAAGGTAAAAAGTTATGGATAACAACAAGGATTACTACGGACAGATGATGGCGCAGGGTGCAGTCAATGCTACTGGCGCTGTAATCTTGCAGTCAGAAATGACTATCGGCGGTCAGCGTCATGTGTTTGTTGACCTGCCTGGCGCCGTTAAGGAAGCGTTCCGTCGCCCTCCGATTGGCGGTGTCCTGAAAAACCCGTTCCCTGGCCCAGCCAAGATTTATGCCGGCGACCTCATCGAGCACAGCCTCGGTTTTGCGGACAACAGCGGCGGCACAATCAAGGTGCTCAAGAGCTATGAGGTGGCTAAGGCTACCACTGCTACTACGGATACAGCCATCTACATCACACGCGACGGCTATCACCACATTCCGTTTGTGGGTGACAATCTCATGGTTGGCCCGAAGGACTTCAAGACAAAGGGTAAGGGTGTGCTCGTTACTGCGGTTGAAAATGACGTACAGGACGGCAAGGATGTTTGGAAAGTTACACTCGCAGAAACTCTCGGCTCCCTTACCGCCGGTACAGTTCTCGTGGAGGCGGAAAAGGCAGGCGCAACTGTTTCTGCCATGGTTACTAACCCGAACTGCTTCGCTCCATGCGACGTTGACATGCCGTTCCACGCATTGGCTGGCAGTGACAAGTTCTATGCTCCGCGCTACCTCAACGACTTCTGTCTGCTCGGCACTGACGTGGTTATGTGGAAGTCACGCATGAGCCCAATTCCGCCAGCTGTAGAGGCGATGAACAAGAGCCGCTACGCAGAGTGGTGGTACGCAGAGAACTAATCGGAAAAACATACAACACAAAAACGAAAAGATATGCCAAAGTTTGATTTTAATAATTCCCGAAAGGCGCGTTTCTTCAGCGACCCAGAGAATACAAGATACTTGCAGAAGTTTATCGACAAGAAGGACATCTTCCATGTAAACTACGGCTGGTATCTCACACAGGGTACTATCGCGCCCGACCTCACGCCTACCAACCATAAGGGCGTGGCTACATTCTCAGTGGAGGCATCCGCTTTGCACGCTGCAACGCTCGCCAACCTCCGTGCTCCGCTCGCAGGTTCGTTCCAGAAGGACAAGGGCGCATTGGCAGTTTATTCTGCCACTATTCCCGACTTCATTACCGACGGCTTCAAGGAAACCGCAGAGGAGCGCAACTACCGCGAGAAGCAGTTTGAGGAGTTTGGTAACGACAGTGACCTCGTAAAGCAGTGGCGCAATGACACCCAGGAGTTGATGGACTCTCTCGACATGACCATGAACTACATGGTGGCAAAGCTGGCTACAACCGGCGAACTTGACTATACAGGCATCGCCCGCGGTATTCAGATTCCGCTTCACAAGGTGCCAATTCCAAAGGAGAATTTCAGAAAGTGCGGCAAGCTCGAATGGGCTAACGTTGACTGCAACATCCTCGAACAGATGCGCAAGATTGAGAGCGAGTGGCGCAAGGAGTTCGGTCAGAACCGCCTTGCCCTCGTATGGCAGATGACCTACGACACCTTCTACAACACCTTCCTTGGCAACAAGCAGATTAAGGAGCTGTACATCAACTGGTGCAAGGCCCACTACGTTGCTTATGTTGAGGACTACGGCGTGAACACAGAGATGTTCCTCAAGGCGTTCGCCGACATCCAGGGTATCTCACGCATCGAGATTATTGACGAGGAGGAGCGCAACCTCAAGTTCGACGGCTCGGTTGTCAAGGTTAAGGGCTGGGATGACAACATCGTTGTTCTCCGTCCTGCCGGTAATGCTTTCGAGTACGAGCGCAAGCAGGTTGCTGACAAGCCGATGTTCGAGAAGTACGGAAACAATATCGTTCAGAAGGTGTTCGCGCAGACAAACAAGGGTCTCGGCCTGCTCTGCAACTCTACAATCGCCAACGGCGACTACATGGAGTGGCATACCGACCTCATGTTTGCCGCAGTACCGGCGATGCTCGACTTCCCGTACCGTTGGATTATCGACATCACCAAGAAGGGCGAAGGCGTAGCCGCCTAAACACAAAAGCTATCCGTCCTCCTGTAGCTGCAATCGGCTGCATTTGGACGGATAGCGTAAACAATCTCTGATTTAACTCGAATCGAATTAGCGCATGAAGAAAGGCAATAATATATATACATTGGAGGATGCTCTGTTCAGCAAGGTGCGTTTCAATATACCCGACGACACAGTGCATACAATCCTCATTGAAAGGGCGTTGGACGGGAGCATGGCGTATGCTGACGCTAACCGTGATGACGTTCGCCTTGCCTATGCCGATATTCTAAAATGGCTTGTTCTCGGCCCGAGCAAGATGAACAACACTTCCGACTCTGATAACGGATGGAGCCATACGGAAGGTGGTTTTGAAATATCCGAGCGTGACCGTGCGGAACTCAAGGCGGAAGCCAACGCAATCTATGCGGAGCTTGAGCCAGGTTCGATGTTAAAGAAGAAGTCGTCGTTCAGAATAACCTCTCATGGCGTGAAGCGTGCCGACATTTCGGCGTTCGGCTGTCCGCTTCCTCACATTATAAAATAAGGATGTATGAGAAAGGCAAATATCAGAAACCCGAGATACCCTCACACGATAAAAATCGTCAGGGTACTTATTGGCAAGGCGGACGAAAACGATCCGTTTGCTGATGATGACGCAAAGGTCGGCGATGACACAGAGATTGTTATCTACGAAGGCGAGGGCCGCAGCTATACCGATACGACTACCGAGGGCGGTAAGAATGTCGACGAGAACAAGAGGAAGGTATCAATTCCTGTCAGATATGACGAATGGGATGCTGGCAGATGTCCTCTTGATGGCGACATGATTTACGCAACGGTCGGCAACAACGCCGAGGTCGGAATGGTGAAGGACTGCGAGCCTGATAATAATAGAACTGTTGTTTATTGGGACTTTACAAGGGTTTAGTGTATGGCGGGTTTAGAAGGACAGTTTCTGAATATACAGAAAAAGATACGTCAGATTGCCGTACAGAAGATGCAACAAAAAATGGATTCGGCGGCAGAAAAAGCTATAAAAGCAGCTGACAAATTGCGTGATTATGACGATGTGACTGGAAACCTCTATCGCTCAACCGCTATTGGTACATACTACAAAGGTTCATTACAGTCAATACATTACACGCCTGGCCCAGAGCCGACCCGTCTAACTCTTGCAGCGGGAGAGCGTTACAATCTCGATAGATACTACAGAAGTTCTTTCTCATACAAAGATTCGGGACGTAGGGCGTATCGGGGTCAGTATGGCGAAGGTGGAGAGAGTGGTCTGGCAGCCGCAGAAGATGCACTTTTGTATGCGGAACATGGCAAAAGCAATTCTCACATGACCTGGCAGATGAAGGTTGTAGCAGCTGTCGATTATGCGCAATTTGTAGAAACAAAGAGAGGTCACGATGTTATAACATCTTTAAGGGAATACATGGTGAGATACTTTCGTAAAATGTAACTATATGATAAGCATAAAGACACTATACTACGATGTCGGCAATGCCGTAAAAGGCATCTGTGACAAGGTTTATCCAAGAAACCGCCCGAAGTCTGTCTGCGACAGGCCCGACAGCTATATCGTTGTGTCTTTCCCGTCGAGCATCTACAACAATGAGATGAACGACGACGGCAGTTTCAACGATTATACGACTACCGCGCAGATAGAGATATATGTCCGTGACAAGACATCCGCCAGGAACCCCAATACGTTGAACGTGTCTGCGGTATCCGAGAAGGTCAGTGCGGTAATGACAAAGTTTCCAATCTCAACAGACAACATCATCGTAACCAAGCCGCGTGTCACTCTGCAAACGGACGACGGCGACGGTTTTTCGGTAACGATAATACAGGGTTCGTTAAGAACCAAATAAACGCAAAAATTAAGGTTTAACTAAAAAAGTTTTGAATTATGGCAATGAAGAAAATCGAAGAGTTGAAGGACCTCTTTGTAGGCCCTAAGACACTTTTGTACGCTAAGGCAATCACAGACCTCAGCAAGGCTACTATCGACATTACAGCAGACCTCGAACTGCCTGTTGAGGTTGACTCACTGAAGGCGACAATGGAAGACCCGACCATCAACCACTACAAGGTTATCGGTCTTGCAGGCGACTGGGCGACAACCTCCGAGCTTGGCGACTTCAACGTTGAGTTCGTTGTTCCGTCAAAGGCAAAGGATCTGCTCGCTGCGATGTTTGGCAACGATGCGGTGAGCGAACTTACAAAGGTCACTTTGAAGACCGGCGACACCGAGCTCGACGCGACAACAGGCTTTACCGGCGTTGCTCTTGAGCTTAAGAAGTTCAAAATTCAGGGCACAATCGCAATCGTTGACGATACCAAGACAAACGTCATGGTCATCACCAACATCGCCCTCTACGCTACCTTGCAGTGGGATGAAACAGGCACAAAACCTGTTGCGTTCAAGTTCTCGGGTTCTATCGAGGGTGCTGGCAAGAAGAGCATCGCTTGGCTTACAAAGGCAGCAGCTGCTTAAAGTAAAAAGCGGCGTAACGCAATCGAATATGAAGCGGAAAGCGGCGGACTTATCAAGGGTCGCGGTTTTCCGCTTTTGTTTTTACAAGACTTAACATCAAGAAAAACGGTATGGAAGAAAAGAAGATAGAACAACCCAGCGACGAGTTGCAGAAAGCTCTTGACAGCGTATTGGAGGCGGAACCCGAAGCGGTTGTCTTTATGGGCAGGAAGCGCAAAATCGGTTGGCTTAAACGAGGTGCGATAAGAAAGTTTTCGCACGTCACAGCGAATGAGAAAGACGAGTGGAAGCGCGGCGTAAAGCTGTGCGCCATCGTTCTTCTTAATAATTTTTGGAAGCTACGCTTCTTCTACTGGGCTTACTGGCGTTGGCTGTACTACATCAAGGACTTGGATGCAATCGAGGTTCTGAGGGTCGTTGACGCAGCTAAAAAAAAAGTACCATTGGTAGTGTGCTCGCTGACTACCATATTAGCGACAGGGATGACGGATCTGGCGATGACGATGACGAAGAAAGAAGTGAAAGCTACCCGAGCAGGACAAGCTGGGGAGCAGCCTTCTCGTTAGCCGAAAAGTTCCCGTTCCTCTTTGCCACGCGCTACGGCATCAAGGCATACGACTACTGGTGGGGCTACACTTCGGTACAGATAGACCTCATGGTTGCAGACCAGCCCATTATTGTGTACAAGAAAGACAAGAAGCGCAACCCCGACGGTAGTGTCAAGCACACCGCAAAGGAGATGGACGACCTATGGGATAACTGGGTAAAGAAGAAGGAGAAGGAGGGCAGTCTTGTCGGCAAGAAGATTAGTCTTTCCGATTATTTAAACAACAAAATCTAAACGATAAATATTTCAGGATATGGCAGACGGAAACGTTGGAAGTTTATGGATGAGCCTTGGACTCAAAGAAACGGTATCTAAGGAGTTGAAAAACTTGGGATATTCTCTTAATGGTACTGACGATAAAGTAAAAGAGCTTCAAAAGGCATTGAAAGGTATCGGCAATGACCTCAAAAGTGGCGACGTTGACGCATACGCAAGAGGCATCGCCAACCTGTCTAAGTTTTTAAAAGACACAAAGATAGAGGCAAAAGGACTGTCTACTTTGCTTGGGTCTATTAGTGGTGCAAACGTTCAAAATCTTCTTGGTGGAGAAATTAACGCGACCAATGCCAAAAAATATCTTGGCATAATAAAGGAAATCACAAGCGCCCTATCTTCACTTGGCAGAGGCAATTCGGAGAACACATTCGGCTTGTTAAGTGGCCTGTACCGATATTCAGTCCTGCTGGATGATATAGTCAAGATCAAGGGCCAGATAAAGGACTTAAAAGAAACTCTCGAAACGCCTGCCGGCAAAAAACATGAGCAGTCTATAAAAGACCTTATAGCTGAGTACACCAAACTGCGTACCGAAATGATCGGCGTTGTCAATAGTGGTAATTTAAAACAGCTTGACTCAAACAAATATTCCGAGTTGCTCGGTAGGGGCATCCAGCTTTATGAAGCGTTGCACGCAGCGGCTGTACAGGCGGAGAAAGGTGTGACGGCTCTATCAAATGCCGCAGACAAAGAAGCGACTTCGATCCAAAAGAGCACCGAAGTCGTCAACGAGCAGACCAATGCCTTCAAGAAGCAGGAGGAGCAGCTAAAGGCTACCACTGCTGCACAGAAGGAAAAGAGTGCAGCAGAAAGCAAGACTGCGACTGCACCTAAGATACAGCCGTTTGTTGAGGACAAGGGGCTTGACAAAATGCTCAACGATGTTACAGCTGCAAGAGAAAAGGACGCCGCAGCGACACAAACGCAAATAGCATATACGAAAATACTGAATGAGGTTCTTGATGCTTTCAAAGGTAAGGCGAGTACGCTTCTTGGCGTTAAGGACGACAGCGGGCGTAAATACGTCGACATCCTGAACGAAGCAAATGCCGCGATTGAGAAAATGAACAAAGCGAGAGCAGCGGCAATGGCGAGAGAAGGAAAAGATTTTAAGCCCGAGAATTATCCCGACCCTACCCCGCGCATAAAAAAGGCCCTCGAATATCTCTCTCTGTTGCAGAGAATAGACATCGCTCAGAAACATATTTCAGAGGTCAAGGCTGCAAACCCGAACGTTGACACAAAGAATATAAAGGAAGCCGCAAAGCTCGTTGAGAATTTCCGAGACAAGCTGCTGGCGCTTCAAAACGATAAGTATTTAACAGGTGCGGATGACGCCCATATACTCGGTGCGTATAGAAAGACCTTGGCAATGACGCTCAAGGATGTGGATGCAATTATCGGCAAATTACAGAAGCCGAACCCTTTGTCCGACCTCGACGGTAATTTCTCTAAACTGGATGCGCGCATTGACGCTGTGCGTGAAAAACTCGCCAAGCTACGCGACCTTATGAACGAAGGCACGCAAAAGGGATATAATACTTCAATGTTCGGAGAGCGCATTTCTGGACTTGGAGGCGTTGTGGCACGAATGGAAGCAGCAATGTCAAACAAGAACGGAGAACTGGCGAATGTCGACAAGATGAAGCAACTCTTTAGCGATATTTCTGTCGAACTCAACAAGGCTTCAACGGCAATGCAGGCTTATGGTCGCGAAAAGGCAAAGGCGGTGGCGCAGGAGAGAGAGTTTGCCGTAGCTTCAAAGTTAAGTGCCAAAGATAAAGAAGCCGAATTGAAAGCTTTGTCGGACTACACCAAGCGTTACATGACGCTCGTTGAAGAGAAGCGTAAGGTTGCCGAGAAGGCCGGCATATCTCCGTTCTTCAAGAACGACAATGGTCTTAAAAATATCAAGGCAGAGATAGATACATTACTTGAAAGACTTGGGAGGGTCAGAGAGGATATTACCTTGTATCAGCACGCAATTGGAAGCGGTACGAAGGAGGGTATTTCCTTCGGTCAGCAGGGCTTGAAGGAGGCCAACACTGAAGCAGAGAAGCTGATGCGTTCGATTACCAACCTTCAGAACGTTTACGACACTCTCCGTGTGAGTCAGGTAAACGTTAAGGATTTGATAGGTCAGACACCACAGAAGCAGAGACAGGATGATATTCAGAGAAGAATGTCTGATTATTATTCCAAGCTCGAAAAGGACTCTGCTCAGGCTGCGAAAGATGCGGCCAAGGCGGAGCGCGAGAGAGCTTCGGCAGAGAAGCAGAGACAGAAGGAACTTAATAGTGCAGAGAAGCAGAGGCAGAATGAGTTGAGGAACACAGAGCGACGATACGACTCCCTTGGCAATAAGGTTCGTCAGCTGCGTGCCGAGTTCAGTCGTGGTATTTCTCTTGGAGCCAACACAGATAAGTCGTACGAGGAGATACGTCGTCTTCTCAGCATGATGCGTGTATTGCGTGCTCTTCAGGGAAGTCTTTCCTCGACGGATTGGCGGGAGCATATAGGCAGACTCGGTAATTACGGCGCGGGGCATGATGCAACAATCGCCAACCGTGCCCTGCAAGACCAGAGAGCGATTAACGCGGCGCAAGAAAAGACAAACCGCGAGAAAGAAAAGAGTATTGATTTAGAGCGAAAGCACCAGCAGGAGATTGCAAATTCGGCGGCAAAGGTGCGTAGCGACCTTGTTCGCGCTTTTGAGCAGGCGAAAAACTCCGCCGGTGGTCTTAACTCTACAATGCAGGATTTGAAGTCCCTGGTTATGCAGGGAGGACTTGTTTATGGTATGCAGCAGTTTGCCATGAGTGTGATAAAGACTGGTGGCGAGCTTGAAAAGCAACATATCGCATTACAGAGTATCTTGGGTGATGTACAGAACGCCAACACCATGTTCTCACAAGTTAAACAGCTTGCATTACAGTCGCCGTTTACTTTCTCTGAATTAAACCGAGATGTAAAACAGTTGGCGGCTTACGGAGTAGAGTACGACCAGTTGTATGACACCACAAAGCGACTCGCAGATATGGCATCGGGTCTTGGAGTCAGCTTCGAGCGAATAGCTTTGGCGTTCGGACAGGTACGCTCTCGCGGTTGGCTTGATGGCAAGGAGCTGCGCCAGATTTCCTACGCAGGTATTCCGTTGTTACAGAAACTTTCCGAATACTATTCAAAGCGTGAAGGCCGCAAGGTGTCTACAAGCGAAGTAAAAACCCGCATATCGGGACGCGGCGTTGATTTCGAGGACGTAAAGAACGTCTTTTGGGAAATGACCGATGCGGGAGGTCAGTTCTACAACATGCAGCTTGTGCTTTCAGAAACGCTTCTTGGTAGATTCAATAAACTCAAAGATGCGTGGGAAATTATGCTTTCAGAGTTTGCAAGCGATAGCAACATCGTTGGAAGCAATCTAAAGCATATACTCGACCTTGTTACAAATCTTGTACAGGCGTTGCACACGATGGCACCTGTTGTTGTCGCGGCATTTAGCGGTTTTGCATTGAAAAGACTGCAAACCTCGCTTGGCGGTGGCATCGGTGCTGCGTTATTGTCTGGCAAAGCAAGTATGGCTTCTGATATCCAAAAGAAGGTGTTACTCGGAGAGAAAACAACAGCACAAGAACTCCGTCTGCTTGCTACAAAGAAGCTTATCACATCAGAGGATATAAAAGCACTTTCTTTAGCGAAAGCGATTAAAAAGGTCGACCTCGAAAGAATGTATATAAATGGGCAGATAAGCAGATCTATATACAAAGACGGCATGACAGATTTTGCGGGTACTGGAACCTTTGGTTCGCGCCGCAAGCTCGTAGAGGCGAGACAGAATGGTGGATGGTGGAATAAAGCGAAAGCCGCTTTTATTGGATTGCAATTAAGAACGAACGCTTACTTTACAAATCTAAAAATACAATTCGCCACTACAGGTGGTTTTTGGAGAACGTTCGCACTTAAAGGAATGTCTGCATTCGCAATACTCACAGCTGGCGCAAGGACTATGGGAGCGACATTGCTCGCTGCCGTCGGCGGATTGCCTGGCCTGATTATTACTGGCGTTACGATGGGTATATCTTATATGTACACAAAGAGTGCTGATTTAACGAATAGGATTAATCAAACAGCGAACGAAATTGAAGACCGCATAAAACAGCTAAACGACTTTTTGCGCGAAAATGACACCGCAAAGGTATTATCCGGAGGGGATATAAAGGAGGTTGATAACCTAATTGACGCATACAAAGAAAAGCTAAAACAACTTGAGCCTTACAATTACAACAATCTTGTAATGAAGGCTGACGAGAAGCAAAGCCATGAGGAGCGTCTGAAATATCTTGATGAGGAATTAAAGAGGTTGCGTGATGCAGAGATGATTGCTAAGTCCAAAATGGGAAATCGCGATAATTATTCGGACTTTAGCGGGGCGATAACACGGTCAAACAGAAACTATGAAAGACTGGAAAAGACAACCGCCCAAAATATGAGTGACAAGGGCATGGACTTTGCATCTGCGAGAAGCGCGGCATGGAAAGGTTTACAGCCTTATCAGAAGGGCGACATGGTAAATCCGATAAAAAAGGTTATACTTAAACAATTCGGAGATATTTCTAAAGACGAAACTATGCGCCTTGCTGCGATGCAAGCCATGAGCAACATTTTTGCTTCCATGGAAATACCAGAGAGTAGAGCCAACATGATAAGAGCATCGGTCTTACAAGCATTTGGCATTGGAGATAAAGACTCATGGTTACAGGAAGAGGCTAAAAACAAACTTAGCGATTTGCTTGACAGTATTGCTCCGACTATTGCAACAAAAATACGCTCGGGGCAAACTCTCAACGAAGCCGAAAAGGCGAAAGTTGAAGAGTTGATGCAAGATGCAAAAAGAGGGCTTACGGGGCAATACCCGGAATTTGAAAAGGCTTTACAGGCACTGCTTGATGCGTCCAACTTCGAGGCTGTTATAAATCTTGTTTTTAAAGATAGTAAGTTTAATGATGTTCAAAATGAGCTTCTTGGCAATCTTCCAAAAATGCCACTTGGCGTTGGTGACCCAGAAACACAAGCGAAGAAGCAGAAATTTGCGCAATCTTGGGGAAAGGAGGGGTCGTGGACTAAAGCAAGAGAAGCCGCTAACGCTGATGTAGCTGCGAAAAAGAAGGAATACGAAGCTGCAAAAAAAGCAAAATCAAAACGGCAGGATGAATTAAAAAAGGAGTGGCAGCTGGCAGAACAGACCGCAAAGGAATTAAATCTGTTCGACGCAAAGAAAGATAAGAACAAAGGCCCGAAGAAAGACTCCGCTCTTGAGTCGCTTCGTCAGCAGTTTGAAGATTTCAAGGCCGCTCGCCAGTGGTACCAGAAATACATTGGCATAGGAAACACGCAGAGCGAGGCTATAGGAAAGGTTAAGAGCCTATTCCCCAACCTCGACTGGAAGAAGATAGACCTTTCCAAGTATATGGAGAGTCTTGAGGCAATGATGCCTGGCCGCGGCTTCTGGAATACCACCGACCGCAAGAAGTTTCATACGCAAGTCAACCGCGAAAAGGCAGAGTGGCAGTACTCTGAAATCGACAAGGTGGAATGGGAGCGCGTATCTTCAAACTTCAAGGAGGCACTGGAGAAAGGCGTGAAGCAGGCGAACTTGCAGAAGGAACTGTACGAGAAGACCGGCAGTCTGGATTTCGCCAAGCTCGCCTTTCAGGACGGCGCGGTGTGGGATAAGCAGACAAGAAAGATGGCGGAGGACTTCAAGAAGAACTTCGGGCACGATGTCAACCTCGGAATGACCGAAGCCGACGCGAAGGTTCTGTATAAGGACACGCCTCTCGCTCTTGAGGCTTGGCAGAAGATAACGACCTTGGTAAAGGACAATTATGTCAAGAGCTTGCAGCAGGCTGCGGACATCATCGCACAGACAGCAAGCACGCAGGAGAAGATAGCCGCCATCTACGCCAAGTATGAAACGCCTATTGCACAAGCGGAAGAAGCGGGAAACTATGGTCTTGCTTCTCGTTACACGCGCCAACGGGACAAGGAAGTGAACTCTGCTAAGACGGAAGCCTTCAACAAGAGTAGTGACTATATCACGTTCTTCGGAGCGGTGTCGCAGCTCGGCATGGACAGGGCATCCGAAATTGCTTCGCAGATACGCGAGAACATTAACCAGGCACTTGCTGACGGAACCATTGACGCTCGCGAGTACGGCAAGCAGATACAGCAGCTTGACGAGCAGTTGAACAAACTCTCAAGTGGCAAGAAAAACTTCTTTAATTCTGGTCTTAGTGGTGTCGCCGAACAGAGAGTAAAGAACGCCAACGAGAAAATTACAGCTGGAGCGGCATTGAAGCAGGAGGGCGAGAGAATGCAGCAGGAGGCTAACACGGAGCTAATAGAAGCGTTCTCAAACTTGGATTTTGATGCTGTCGATGAAATCGTTGCTAAAATGCTTGAGGGGCATGAAAAGGAAGAAAAGGGTGACGCGAAACTCAAACAGGGTCAAAAAGAGGCTAAGGCCGCCAATGAGTTCAAGGAATCTATGGCGAATGTCAGTGCCGCAGCAAGTAAAATCAATGAAAACATCCAAAGCATTGTCGCCACGTTCAATGATATTAAGGACACAGCGAGTGCTCTTGGCGTTGATACAGAAAACGACGGATGGCAAGATGCAACGGCATTCTTTAATTCTCTCGGCGGTGTTTCAAGTTCCATTTCAAATATGGTCACAAGTGCTATGTCTGGCAATGTCGGCGGTGTTCTTCAAGGATTTGTTGGCATCTTCACCTCTCCATTTAAGGCATTTGCTGCGGCGCACGATGCAAAGTTAGAACGCCAAATCAAACTCGCAGAGCGAAATATAACGGAACTTGAGCGCTTGCGCAACGATGTAAAGACGGCGATTGAAAATACCCTTGGCGGTGTCTATTCCTACAAAATGGATGCGGATACACGTAAAAGATTGGGCAACGTTACTAATTCTTACGAAAAAGCAGCAAGAGGAGAGAGTAAAAAGAGCCAATATTCCTCTGATACGTACACTACTGCTAAAAAATCCCTATCCGACCCAGGCAATGCTTACCTCGCTGAGCAGGCTTCCCTCATGGCACAGAAGGATGAAATGCAGAGGCAGTTAAACGCTGAGGAGGGCAAGAAGAAGAAGGACAAGGATAAGATTGCCGACTACAAGCAGCAAATCAAGGAGATGGAAACGACCATTAACAATTTTGCAAAAGACTTTCTCAAGGATGTCTATGGCGTAGACATGAAGGCGTGGGCAAGCCAATTAACCGACGCAGTTGTAAGTGCATGGTCTAAGGGCGAAGATGCCATTGATGCCTATAAGAAGAAGGCAAAAGAAATGGTAAAAGACCTTACCAAAAACATCGTCTCTCAGAAGTTAATGGAGGTTGCGCTGCAAGGGCCGCTTGACAATCTGACGGAAATAATCAAGCAGAAAGGAAAGCTTGAACCAGAAGATGTCGTTAAGGTTGCGGATGATTTGTATAACGGCACCAACAATGCAGCCGAGAATATCACAGCAATCCTCGAACGCTTGAAGAATATGGGACTCGACTTGTCGGAAAATGGCGATGGAAGTGTGACCAACGGCATCACGAATATCACTGAGGAAACTGCGGATATTCTCGCAAGTTACGTCAATGCCATCCGTCTTGACGTGAGTGTTAATCGTGCGCAGGTCAAGGACATCGGAGAACTATTGAAGATGCGTCTTCCCGAAATGGGTCAGATACAGAAAGCGCAGCTCGGGCAGCTCACGCAGATTGTCATGCTCGCGGAAGCTCGTAACGAGAAGCTCGATCGGATGATGGATTGGATGAACGCGGTGTCTACAAGTGGCAGAAAAAAGCTCTATATTAGCTGACAAAGTGTATATTTATTGTTAAAATCGCGGATAGTTATATATTAATTTGTATAATTATCCGCTTTTTATTATTTTTGGAGAAAATTATGTATATTTATGCAACACTACAATGTCTTTATACAAAAAGAGCAGACTGGAGCGGTGGTAAAAGAAACCGTAGCTGACTTTGATGTGTGGTGCGCCTCCATACCGTTCGACATTGGCATGGAGGTCAAGGAGCCAGTGGTAAGGGATTGGAAGGATGAAAACGGAGAAGACGCATACCTCGGTGACAGCCTTAAATTCGCAGCATACGACATGACCGTAAAATGGTGCTGCAAGGGTGACAAGTTTTCAGCTAACGCAGTAATAAGAAAATTTCTGAACTACCTCAGCGGACGCGACGGAGGCGGTATGAAGATGAAGATGTACTGCGACTGGACTAAGGTAGGAAGAAGACACATCCGCCTCAAGAAGGTATCCGACGACGCAGACCTGCACCGCGACGACGAGGGAGATGTGGTAACGTTCTCTACGGTGTTGAGAGTTGAAGACCCCGTAACGGAAGTGACATTAAGCAAATAGAGATATGGAATGGAAACTTTATCATAAGAATGGTGCACCGCTGCGTGACACCAACGGCAAGGAAATTTCCGTTCATTCGCTAAAATACGACGGCGAGTGGATGGGCGAATGCTCGGTATCTGTATCTATAGAGAATGAGGCTCCAATAGACTTTGAAATTGGTGATTATCTAATATATCGAAATGAACGTTTTGAATTAAACTACGACCCAGGCAAGGCGAAACAAGGCCGTAAAAATGCACTCGGCAATTCGTTCAAGTACCAAGATGTAAAATTCAATTCTTTATCTGACGAACTGACAAGAGCAGAATTTTTAGATGTAGTCTTAAACGATAACGAGCTACATTATACCGCCCTGCCCGTCTTCCAATTCTATGTAGAGTCGTTGGATGACTTACTCGACCGTTTGCAGGCGTGTATGAATGAACAAGTTGGCGGAAACAAATGGCTATTCTATTCGCGCAACTGGAACAGAAGCAATACGAGAGGATGCGATGCAGCAAGATGGGAGAAGATATATGGAGGTGATACGTCAAATCCCGACAACACGGGAGTCTCTGATACCAAAATAACATCAACATCCATTAGTATCGACAAGCAGACGGTGTGGGAAGGCCTTGCGTTGGTAAATTCCCAGTTCGATGTAAACTTCATAACGCGCAACAGAGAAGTGTTTGTTGGTACGTCAGGACTGCCAACACGTAACGTTTTCAAGTACGGAAAGGGCAACGGCTTGTACGAGGTAAATCAAGATGCTGAGGCAGACCAACAAATAGTTACACGTATGAGAGCATACGGTTCTGACAAAAATATTCCTGACAGATACTATGCAACACTAAATATGGAGGTTTGGTCTAAGCCTTCTCGCGTCATACAAAACGAAGTTTATGGTGAAATTTGCAATATAGAATTTTATATCGACGACATACCCATCGAGCGTGCTTCCGTATATTTTACGTATCGAATTGGCGGTGGCCCAGGATACGATACATACTCTGTGAATATCCATGATGGTGGAATGGTTGTTGAAGCCAAGGTCAATGTTGGTGTAGAGCCTTATTACCATAATCACATTAGTTTACAGATATTAGGCGGAAAAGGATATGATATTACAATAGAAGAAGCTAAAGCGTGCTTTGCTGCGATACAAGAAGCAGGTAGGGTGCATTTCGTCAGCGGTGTCAACAAAGAAGCCTTTCCTTCTAATAGGAGGGATTATGCCGCGGGAGAACATCTGCCAAACAATATGGCGTGCTTTAACCTAATGCTACCTGGTTTTCCTTCTATATCCTTACAAGACTGGTGGAATAACCACCCCGAGAAGCATACCAAACTCAATCCTACAGGTGCTAATCTGCGCTTCTCTACACGTGCAGACAGACCATGGATAGAGTCTTCTGCTGCCGACGATATTGGCGTGCGACCAGGAAGTGTGTTTTTTGACACCGAAGATGTAAAGGAAAAGACCGTTGAGATATATCCCACTATCAAGGAAATGGAAGTAGACGGTGTGCGTATTGACGAAATTGCAGTTGGTTCAAACATCGAAGATAATGGTGTATTCAAAGAAGGCGCAACAGTTCCCGGGTTTAAACTCACTCTAAAAAAAGAATTAAACTTTGACATTAACGCTCTGAAACAAAGTGACTTCTCCGTTACTATGGTCGACGGAATGTGTGCAGGACGTAAATTCAAGGTGAGTGGCAGTACAAAAGAAAGCGGGCAGTGGGTTTTGACATTGCAGCGCGTGGAGGATATTGGGCTATACTTTCCGTACAAGGACTTTCAGATTAACGCTGGAGACCATTTTGTATTATCCGGAATAACCCTCCCGACACAATACGTGGATGCTGCATCTGAGAAATTACTACGCTACGCCATCGCTTGGCTTATAGAAAACGACCACACCAAGCATACATATGCTCCGAAAATAGATGAAATTTACATGGCCCGCCAACACGACGAGGCTATGGAGGATACCACTGGTACTACAAAGAGTCTACATGATACTATTAAAGAAGGGGATATATTTCAGTTTAGCGACGAGGATTTTGGTATCAGTGCAGACGTTGTAATTGATAGTCTCTCCATAACAGAGAAAGAAGGGGCGATACCAACCTACGAAGTATCATTGCGCGATAACAAAGAGGTTAGTACACTACAAAAAATACAAGACAAGATAACGGCAATAAGTAATAGCACAGGAGATTTTACGCCCGCACAAGTTAAGGAATATATCCAAAGCGAAGGTTCAAAGTATTTTCTGTCGAAGGTCAAGACAGATGTAGCAGAAAAACTTATCCGCTTTTGGGAAGGTATCGCATTCGGCGAACAGAGCGACAATAACCCTCTCGGCATCTCCTCTGACGGAATCGCCACACTCAAAGAGGTTGTGTCAGCTGCGTTCCGTTCGGGTGCGCTCGGCTCTGGTTTTAAACTTGGTGATTACAACGGAAGTGGTGACAGTTACTTGGAGGTAGACCGCCTGCTTGTGCGCAAGGCTGCGGAGTTCGTAAGGCTCGTAATCCGAGAGCTTCAAAGCGTAGGTGGTGAGATCGTTCTGTCGCCTGCTGCTATGAAGATTAGCAATGTGGTCTATTTTGAGAAGTTCACGGTTCTTCCCGAATACGACGGCTCTCCCCTACGTTACGATGTTTACCGCTGTTACTTTTCACAGAAGAAAGGCGACGAGGAGATTGAGAACCAATTTGTGATGGGCGACCTCGTGCGCTGCCAGACGTTCAACGTAAAGGAGGGCGTGAATGAGAACGTGAAGAATAGATACTACTGGCGTAAGGTGTACAAGGTAGGTAAAGATTTCATCGACTTACTTGCTGACGATTGTGATACTGGTAGCGATATTCCGCAGGCAGGTGACGAGCTTGTACAGATGGGCAATACGACGGACACGGCACGCCAGTCAGTCGTTGTTCTATCGGCATACGGAGCGGATGCGCCATCGTTAAAGATGTACGAAGGCGTAGATAGCTACTCGTTAGAAAACAAGGAGGTCTTTGTCCTATCGCGTTCCGAGATGTTCGCCATAGCCGATAAGTTTAGGTTCGTTACGCGCAAGGCTAATGGCGAGATAGAAAGCACGCAGTCGTTTGCGGAGCTTGTGATGTCCGTGGATGGGCTCAGAACAACGGTCAAAAGAAACAAAGAAGAGCTTGACGACGAGATAAAAAGCACGCAGTCGCAGATAACACAGACCGCAAATGATATAAGAACAGAGGTTAGGAGAGACTACTCTACCAAGAAGGATGTAAACGACCAAATAGCAACTGTTAGCTCTTCTATAACACAGACCGCTACACAGATAGCGATGAAGGTGGGCTACACTCTTGCCGAGCGACGTAACCTGCTCGTCGGCTCGTTGTTCCGCAAGCAAGGCGAGGGTTTCTTTCTTCTGCGCTCTAAGATATATCGCACGTCGGCGCATGAGGGTGCTAATGTGATATTCGCACCAGAAGCTAAAGCAGGCGGTGTGCAATGGGGTGGAGCGGCGAACTCTCACAACATACACGTCACCAAGGGCAAGACGTACACGCTGGCTTTCTGGGCACGCACGAAGTCTGCCAGAGTAGAAATTGTGGGCGAGACGATATGGCATAGCTCGGCAACCGACACGTCGCGACCAAGTGGATATACCGGTCCTAACGGTAGTGCGAATTTAGGCGGCGTAACGATAACGCCAAGCAACGGATGGTATCTCTACCAAAAAACCTTTACCGTGGCAGCGAACGCCCCTTATGAGTGGATTTCCGTGGCGTGTCTAAAAGCTAATGCATCTACTGCGAGTCAGCAGGTGTACATCGCCCACCCTATCCTCATAGAGGGTACTGCGGAGGACTTTGTGTGTTGGAGCGCTTCGCCCAATGATTACAACTACATCGGCGGCAATCTCCTCGACAACACGCGCACGTTCACCAAAGCCGGCAATCTGATGCGTTTGGATGCCTCGATAGTCACTAACGAGTCGTACAACAACGGATGCTCGGTAATATATACAAACGCTGCTTCCAAATACATTGAGATGGCGCAGTGGAGCGTTAGCTCTATCATCAAGAAAGATGAGGACTACATATTCTCCTTTATGGCAAAAGGTTCCGGCAACCTCGATGCGTATATGCACAGCGGTACTAATCTAAGCATATTCGCCGAGGACAGCGAGCGCGATACAACATCAAGCAACGCCGACGGATGTCGTCGCTTCTCTCTCACAAGCGAGTGGAAGCGTTATTGGGTACACTGGCGTTCTGAGGGCACTGGCATACCTAATTATGTCTTAATCCGTTGTTTGCAAGGCGGGAAGGCGTGGGTGACAATGCCGAAGCTGGAGGTCGGAGCAACTCCTACCGACTGGATAGAGGGCAAGAGTGGTTTTATCGAAGACAGTGGCATTGCAGCCAAACTACTGCGCACAGGCTTAGACATCGAAAATGGCAAGATAACGGCAACGGCGGACAAGTTCGAGATTCGCAACAATAGCGGCGAGACAACGGCAAGTGTGAACAAGGACGGCTTGCTGATGGTTGGCGCAGGTGTGTTCTCGGGGCTTATCCGCAAAAAAATAACGGAGATTACCCCTGAAAACATAAAGAAGTACGTTATAGACGTGCCGGCACTGGCTCTCGGAAATATCCAGATTGACTTCGAGAAGACCGGCTGCTTTGTGATGTTTACGGGTAACATAAAGGCGATGACTAAGTCTGATGTTGTTATTGTTCCACCTTTCTACATGCCCAACCATACAAACTGGGGCAAACTGAGCACAAAGACGGTTTACGAGGCTATGGCGTATGTCGGACAGACCATTATTGTTGTCAATGATAGTGATACAGAAATGACTACAATCGGATATACGAGTATGGATTTCGACCATGCCAGCAAATATTTTGGCAGAGGGCAAGGCGCGATGATGACCTGCGTTGTCAATAAAGGTCAGAATAGTTGCACTGTGGTATGGAACGGCAGACAGTTACCGTTTTCAAGCCCTGCACTTGAAAGCGAGTCCGACCCGACAAGTACTGCTGAAGACCCGACAGCAACAGAAGAAGAACAACCAAAAGAATAAGATATGAAGAAAATAGTTAGAGGCAATGATTTTACGTTGCGCATACCCGTAAAAAAGATAGTCAATGGTGAACAGGTTTCGTTCCCGTTGACTGATTGCACCGACATCGCGGTGCATGTCGTTAGCCAGTACAAGCGTACCGCACTCCCCTACACTATCGACAAGGAGTCTAATGATGTGCTCTTGGCTGACGTTGACGGCACAAACCTATCGTTAGGCACTTACGCCTTGGAGGTGACGGGCGTATCGGAGGGTGCTAACTGGCGAAGCTATGAGTATGAGCAGTTCGCCATCGTTGACAACAACGCAAGCAGCGATACCGTGTTTGAGACAACACAGCCCGATGGCGACACCAACATCGAGGACGGCAACGGAGATAATGCCAACAAGGGCTGCATGGACGTAAAGATTGAGGGCTTTGCCGTGGACACTGCGCTTGTTGTCCTTCCACCTGTGTCCGCGCGAGCAACCATCATTGAGCTTATTGCCCACGCCGACGCTGCCATTGCTGCGGTAAGAGAAACGGAAGCAACCGTCAAGGCGAACGAGGATGTACGCATCGAGAGCGAAACGCTCCGCCAAAGCGCAGAAGAGCAGCGTGCAGAGAGTGAAGCTACACGTCAGACAGCGGAGACACAGCGTGCGGAGAGCGAAATGGAACGCGTAGCCAACGAGGAAGCACGAAAAGCCGACGAAGCAAGCCGTGTGGCTGCCGAAGAGCAGAGAGCCGCTGCTTTTGACAAGATTTCGGAGGCTGCGAACGCTGCGGTCAGCAAGACTGACGAAGCCATAAAAGCCGTCGATACTGCGATAGACAAGGCTGACACCGCAGAGAACGAGCGTGCCGAAGCCGAAAGGCAGCGTGCCGAAGCAGAGGCTACACGCAGTCGCGAGGAGGGCATCCGTCAAGAGTCGGAAACCGAGCGTGTACGACAGGAAACAGCGAGAGAAGCTGCGGAAGCAACTCGTCAGAACGCAGAGGTGGAGCGAGAAAAGGCAGATGTCGAGCGTGAGAGACGTGTGTCCGAAGCAATATCCGACACGTCTTCTGCCGCAAAAAACGCCACTGACGCAGCAGCAGTGGCAATGGAGACAGCCAAGCAGGGTATGAATGTGATTACAGAAGCAGAGAGAGTAAACGCCGAGCTAAAGGACAACGTGTTGACGGTGACGGACAGGACGGGTGAGGTGAAGACTCTCGACCTGATGGATCAGGAGGAGGCGAGTAATACGAAGGCGGATATTGCCCGTATCAAGGAGAGCATGGGCATATATTCTGACAAACCAAATATCACGCTAACGGCAAAGGAGAACAATGTGGCTATCTCTGCTGACGGAGTGAAGGTGAGCAAGCAGGGTTGGGCTATTGCGGAATTTACGGCAGAACTTGGTAATATCTATCTTTTTAATCCTGGTGAAACATCGTCTGACGTGTGCGTGTTTGCTGAGTATATAGACAAGGTGGAAACAAGAGCCATTGACTATGCCTATATGTATGACGAGAGCGGACGTGTGCTGACCGCAAAGGCTACATACAACGGCAAGACCTACACCTATACATACGACTATTCATCATCAATCACGACCATTACAGACCAAGACGGGAATAACGTATCATCCTTGCCAAGTGTCTATACCACTACGGTCGGAGCATACCAGCCTATGACTATCCTCAATGCGAACGCAGAACTGCCCGAGGACGGATATTGCCGCTTTGTGTCAAACTTCACTACGGCATCGGCTATCAAGATTGTGGTATCTTATAAGGTTTCGTCTGCCGACTTGACTATGAAGGTGGTGAGGGACGGAAGTACGGCTAATATGTGCTCACAGTTGGCAAAGATAAACAAGAAGGTGGATGAGGTAAACGGGAGAATTGAGGATGAGAATTACATATCATTATTTTCGTATAAAGATATTTATATATTTATTGATGGTAAAGAAGAATTAATACCAGCTATGAAAAGGGTAACATTCCATCCTAAAACGGAGTGTCGTTTCCACTACGTTTTTGGTGGAGATATACGAGGTAACTATAAAAGCCTTATATTCTGCAAAGCTAAACTGCAAGGATTAAAAAGTTTGCGTTTCATGCTTAATAATTCTTCTATCAGTGAATTTGACGCAAGTGAGATAGATACCTCGCAGGCAAAAGAACTTCCGAGTTTCGCCAAGTGCGAAAATTTAAAATCTATAAATGTAAGTGGTTGGGACACTTCAAAATGTGAATATCTTAACTTCAATTTTTGGGGCACTTCTCTTGAAGAGATAACTGTAAAAGGCTGGGAAACCAAAAATGTTAAGCAGATGGCTTCGGTGTTTGCAAACACTCGTTTTAAAAGTTTAGATTTAAGTACATGGGATTTAAGTTCCGTTGAGGGTTTCTACGGTATGTTTGAAACAGCATTGAAGAGTCTTACTCTCGGCGAAAACTTTGGCAAGGTGAAAGATAAGTGCGCAACACTTGATTTCTCAAAAGTAAGCGCGTGGGATGACAGCGTAAAATCCCTCCTTACCCTCTACGACCGCAAGGCTAACGGCATGGGAGTGATAACAATAAAACTCCACGCAAAAGCTAAGGCAAAACTCGGTGAGGATGGAATAGCGCAGCTCACGGCAAAGGGATATACTATAGCATAGTTTAGATTTTAGAATTATAAATTAAAAATATAACACAATGAGAAAGATTACAGCATCAGAAGGAAAGTACTTCACGCAGAAGAATATCGAGAATGAGAGTGTCAGGACATTTGCCATAACGCTTTATCTTGCGGACAATGACTCTGCCGACAACTGGCGAGAGGCAACGCAGGAGGAATATTACGCTTGGCAGAAGAAGATGGAAGAGGGCTTTGAGAAGCAGAGTTTGTCTGATGGCAGCGAGGTAAAATAAAATACTAACATAACGCGCTTTGCGCAGTTGAAGATGGAGGTGTAGCATGGTGACATTAGCTATCATTATACTCCTCGCTCTTGCGCTGTACGTTTTCAGCTGCTGCGCAATACTCAATATCGTAACAACATTATTCATTTAAATCTACAATCATGGAAATAAAAGTAAGACGAATAGCAAAAAAGGAGACATATACCATCGGCAAGATGTATATAGATGGCGCATACGTCTGCGACACTCTTGAAGACAAGGACAGAGGGCTGACATCTAATATGTCAGTTGTGCAGATATGCGGAGTGAAGATTAAAGGCGAAACCGCCATACCTACAGGCAGATACCTCGTCGACATGAAGACGGTGTCGCCACGCTTCGGAGGTCGGGCGCAGTACCAGTTCTGCAAAGGCAGACTGCCGCGACTGTGCAATACACCTGGCTACCAAGGTGTGCTGATACACATCGGTAACACGGCGAAGGACACGGAGGGTTGCATCCTTGTCGGCGAGAATAAGGAGAGGGGCAAGGTGCTCAACTCAACGGCGACGTTCCGCAAGGTGTACACAAAGCTGAAAGCTGCGGACGAGAGAGGCGAGCAGATTAGGATAACAATAGAGTAAACACAATGGAGATGACAGGAAACATTACAACAAGCACTGGCAAAGCATTTATTGTAGGCACCATGAGCACTGAAGCACTTACCGCTCTGTTCGATTTACGCTGGATGCTCGTACTTATCGTCGTACTTATCGTCGCCGATTTTTGGTTCGGCGTTTCGGAGAGTCTAAAAAAGCATGAGCACTTCCGCTTTTCGCGAGCTGGGCGCAGAACGTGCAATAAGGCGGTAGACTACGTTACATACCTCATACTCGGCTCGGTACTCGGCTTGGCTATCTTCGAACCGCTGGGCTGGGCAAACCACGTAACAACAGCGGCTATCGGCTTGGGCTTCGGCTGCATCTGGGAGATAGACAGCATCGTAGGACACGTATGTGCACTGCACGGAATTAAAAACACGTTCTCTATAAAACGCCTTATTATCGCTCTCATCAAGAGGAAGAACGCAGACATCGGCGAGGCGGTAGAGGAAGCAATGGATAACAATAAAAATTAACGGATATGGATATAAGAGAAATTCTGATGTTACTGAACTGCATCATATTGGGAGCGACAACGCTCTTTATTTTCTACAAGGCAGACAAGCTCGGTGTAGTCGATGAAGGCTACGACGAGGATAAGCGAAACCGACAAGGTGCTATCGGATGGTTTATTGCGTCTATATTCGTAGGCGTTCTTGCACTGCCCGTAATGGTGCTGCGTGAGGTGTATCAATGGAAGCGTTATAAGCTACCGAGTATTGAGTGGGACGATATTTGTCGCTACGGCTTCACTATCATCGTCGGCTCTATGCTGAATCTGCTCCTGCTTGTGGTAACGAGCTGCACAACTCCGAAGCCTGTTGTGTTGGAGCGAGTGATTAACAAGACGGACACGTTGTATAAGACCAACTACAAAGCCGATACGTTCCGCGTACATGACTCTATCTATGTCGAGAGCTACATGATAGGTGATACAATATACAAGACAAAGAACGTGTACAAATGGCGTGACAGAGTGAGCGTGAAGACGGACACGATATACAAGTCTATCCTGCGAGCGGACTCGATACCAGTGCCGGTGCCAGTTGAGCGTAAGGCGACATGGTGGGAGCGGACGCAGATGTTCGCAGGCAAGATAGCGGTCGGAGCGGTGGTACTATGTTTAATCTCGCTACTGCTTTGGCTGATACACAGAAAGAGATAATATGTAGATTGGTTAGTTATTAGTTTTTAGTTTAAGGTAAATTGTTTTTAGGAGCCTTGCCCGTCCGTGATGGATAGGCAAGGAGTTTAAGTGAACTACCTATGAGCTAAAGACTTGTGGTTCTTACGGAGTTTAAATAAACATAAATAAAGACAACAAAACATACAACTTTGAAAATAAATGACTAACTTGCATTGCAAAAACTAATAAACGTTACGTTAAACCAAAAATATTTACTATGAACGAGGATGATAAAAGGATGTTTCTTGCTCTTGTGAAGGGTAAGGACATATCGGAGATTATGTCTTTGCTGGCAGAGTCCGGCAATCAGTATTCACGCAGAATACTGCGGTTCTTCCGTTGGTTCTGCAAGTGGGTTCCAATATTCATAATGACAGCGCACATGTACGGAATGTTCGACTTTAGCCGTAATCCGAAGGAGATGTTTGTGGTACACGAGGCGAACTGGGCGTGCTATGCGTTCATTTATATCATGGTCTATGTACTGCCGATGGTAATAATTCTCGCGTCACGCTTCTTTTGGCTGTGTTGGAAGTACCGCATACCCTTCTTCTACTTCTTTGCCGTCAATTCCATACACCTTGTCTACTGGAGTTGGTACACGACAAAAGAGATGATAATGCCGCATTTCGCAATCATGGCGTTCACGTTGTTGCTGTATGTCTACGGAGCTGTTGATTGGTTTTGCAGCAAATCAAAGCTTGGCAAAAGAATGTTCAGCTAAAACAGAAGTGCTATGAGAAAGATTTTCGGCTACAAGATGCTTGGCACGCTGTTGCAATCGCTTGCCAATTCGTGCTTTCAGGCGGACGAGCAGCAGCGCAACGGCGAAAAAGTGACGGCTTGCGGTATGAGTGACGATGATATAGAAACACTCTGCCAGGACATACTCCCGAATATGCTCAACCCGATGATGAGCGCAGAGGAAGTGAAGGACAGACTTTGCGTTAGCGATGCAACACTCAATAGAATGGTAAAGCGTGGCGAGATACCGAACGGTGAGTGCAAGAAGCGCGGACACACACGGTACTGGAAGAAGTGGGACATTCTTCACTTTTTAAAACATAAGAGAGGCAAGTAAAGAGGCTTCTCTTTTTTTGTTTCCATTTCTTTCCAATTCTTCAAACATTGGAAAGAATATTTTACAACGTGATAGTACCGACTATCACCTTATACAACTGATTATCAGCATAATACAAAATCTTTGAGCGTGTTATAACATTATCCGTCACAACTCACTAACTTTGCGGTGTAACGTTACGAAATAGTGTTTAGTCAACTAAGGTAAAATTTTTTAAAAAAGATTGTATTATGTCTGAGTCAAAAACTTATGTATTCGGCAATGAAGGTGGCGGACAGGGCGGCATGATGAGTTTGCTCGCTCCCCTGCTTCAGCAGAGAGGTCTTGACCCTAATCTTCTCCTTGCCATGAACAAGAACGGCAATGGTTGGGGCGACGGCTTCATGTGGGTAATTTTCCTTTTCTTCCTCATGGGTTGGGGAGGTAACGGCTGGGGCTTCGGCAATGGTCGCGCAGGCGGTATCGCCAACGAAATCAACAACGACTACGGTCGCTCGCTCCTCATGGATGCCATCGGTGGCAACAGAAACGCTCTAAGCAACCTCGCTACGCAGCTTAACTGCACCGAGGGTCAGATACAGGCTGCTATCTCCGCTCTTACCTCACAGGTTCAGGGTGTGGGCAATCAGGTCGGCATGAGCGGTATGCAAGTTATCAACGCTCTCCAGCAAGGCAATATGCAGATTGCACAGCAGCTCGCTTCTTGTTGCTGCGAGAACAGACTTGCCACATGCCAGCAGACCAACACCTTGCAGAACGCCATCAACGGCGTTGCGACAAATCAGGAACGCGGTTTCTCAAGTCTTGCCTTTGAGACACAAAGACAGACTTGTGACCTCGGCACTACTATCAAGAACAGCACACAGCAGATTCTTGACGGACAGCGTGCCGCAGAGCTTCGAGAGATGCAGGACAAGTTAGACCATCTGCGCGAGGAGAACTCAACGTTCAAGTCGTCGGCTATGACAAGTCAGATTGTAGGTCAGGCGGTCGCTCCTATCAATGCGGTGTTGGCAGGTTTGCAGCAGGAGGTTGCAGGTATCAAGTGTAAGATGCCCGAGACGGCGACTGTACCTTACCAGCCGTTCGTTGCTGTCCCAAACTGCGTAGCAGCACAATACGGACTTTACGGAGTCAACGGAGCTAACGGCTTTTGGGGCTAACCATCTAACTGGAGGAACGACTATGATTTGGGGTTATCCTTTTTCATGGGTCAATAGAAGAGGGTCGGCAGCTATCGGTTCTACAGGTGTGTCAGTAGGCGCAAACGGTGTGGTATTCTCATTCAGGAACCACGCCTTCTTGAACGCCAATTACAGAGGTACGGTATTCGTAAATCTGCGACAGGCGATACCGACGGGCACAACGACCACGCTGCCGATACTCTTTGAGACCAACGGCGTAACGCAGGCTGTCACCAAGTTCGGAGGTGCGGCTCTTACGGTTGCCGACGTAGCCGGAACTGGCGTATATCAGCTCTGGTTCGAGAGAGATACTAACACCCTTCAGCTAATGACGGGTATTGTTTAACAACTAAATTGCGAATTGTATGTTCAGTGGACTAAGAACAAACAGCATATTCTATGTGCTTGAGAAAGGTGAAGAGCCGACATTAAAAATCGGACAGGTGGTAAGCGTAAGTAATCCGCAGCCGAAGTTCCCCACCTATCAACCAGGGCAGTTTTCTGCGCAGCCTATGGAAACGGTTGTGGATGTGAAAGTAAAGCTGCCCGACGGTGAAGCAGAGTTCAAGCAACTGCCTTCAAACGGACAGATTGCCAACTCAGGCGACATGGTAGTAAGCGAAAGTCGCGAAGCGATGATTGCCGAAGTGGAAGCGATGTTACGACACTCGCAGGAGGTGCTTGCAAGCAAGGACTATCACGAAAAGGTGGTGTGCAACTGCGAGAAGATAATGTGTACTCTCAATCCTCAGATTGCCAAAGACAAGGAGCAGGAGCAGAAAATATCTCAGCTCGAAAGCAAAGTCTGCGGCATGGAGGGTACTTTATCAAACATAGAAAGCATGTTGCAAAAGGCACTGAAAAAGTCAAACAGCAATAACTAAAATGCTTGAGCTATGTATATGATTGAAATCACAGAGAACAAGATGGGTGAGCTTGTTGAGAACGTAGAGAAATGCTTGCGCTATGGCGGCAAGGCAATGGCGTGTCTTGACAGCTTGCAGCGTGGCGAAGGTCGATACGGTGAGCGTTCACCTATGCCCGATTATCGCGATGATTGGCGATACGAGAACGAACGCCGTGAGCGCGATATGTACGATGATGACGATGACGGTCGCTACGGAGAACGACGCGGCGGTTATCGCGGTCGCAGACGCTACTAAGTAATTAACCCGACTGGTGGGGAGGTTCGCTTCCCTGCCAGTCCCTTAAAACCTAAATATTATGGGAAGATGTAAGATGCCTTTGGATATGTACGACTTGAAGCCCGAAGGAATGATAGCATATCTAAGATACAACGGCTATCACTTCAACAAGAAAATGTGCGAGTGGGCTGTCAAGCAAATGCGAATGATTAGTCCAACTACGGGCAAGGAGGAACGTTTGGAGATGCTGTCAAAAGAGAAAGTCGAGGAGATGTTGCAAACGAACGGCTTACAGCTTGAAAACCTCGTCGGCTACGACCATGTATATGTGGCGAATATGTGCAGGGCAGACTTATGGGGCAAGTCGATAAAGGACGAGCAGCAAATGGCGCAGTATGTAAAAGATATGGTTGATGATACAGACCAGAAGGACGGCTTCATCTTCAACCGCTTCTATGCCGACTGCTGCCACAACGGTATGCCTATACCTTGGGAGGACTTGTTATGATTAGGCGTGATATAAGGCTCGACAAGTACGACTGGGATGTGCGTTGCTTCATTGGATATGACAGCGGCGACGCGGTGCATCTCTGTAACGAGCTTATGACTATTGGGTGTGGCAGCGAAGCGACAAGCAAAGCCTACCGTCACTTCATAGGCGGTGGCGAAAGCAGAGGACTCACCTACTCCAACGTTAAGGACAAGGTGAGCGTGGTTACTATCGGACACTCAGAAGAAGAAAGCGAGATGGTTAATACAATCGGTCACGAACTGCTGCACGTTACGGCGCACATCTGCGAAGCGTATGATATTGACATGAGCGGTGAGCAGGCTTGCTACATCATGGGAGAGCTGTGCGAACGGATATTCAAAAAACTAACATAAATTTAGCGGTATGAAAACAATACAGACAAATACGCTTGCCGAAAAGCTGTTTTGGTTTTACAGAATCGGCATAAGAGCGATACCTATACTCCTTATGGTTTTACACTGGTTCGGCGTGTATTGGTTTCACCATAACACTGCGTCAATGGGTTTAGATCTGAACGAGAACGCCGTTTTGGTTGTGTCATTATATATACTGGCGTATATCGTGCTGCCCTCCGTTTTACTGCCGGCGAGTTTTCTTTTCAAATTCAGCTGGGTGTGGCGAATACCGTTCCTGTATCTTGTAGGAGTTATTCTGATAAGGCTTGGGCACGGCACGCTGTGCATTTCAGAAACGACACGGATTGCGGACTATACACTAATCTTTCTGACGATGCTGCTGTACGGTCGGGCGTTTACGTTGCAAGACAAATGACAAAAACCGCGCACGGACAGCAAGATTTTACTCCTGCTGCCCGTGCGCGGTTGGTATTAACCTATTCTCCATAATCCTCTGGTTTATATTCGGGGTTCACCTGTAACGCATACTCTCCTGCGCGGTCGTAGATACCCTCGTTCGAGATTTTCGTTACGATATTCTTCGCCGCCTGAACGCTGTCCGCATCATCATTGATGTCAATATCGGGCATCCCTGGTATCGCGTTTATGACGGACTGCATGGCGTTGTTCCAGTTGCGTTGCAGCTCCAGTGCGTTGCCTTCGTTGAACGCCTGGCGCAAGTCCATTCCTATCTTCTTCTGAATATTGTCAAACAGGTTTCTGAACAGGTTTACAGCAATATCTATCAGCACCATTGCCGTCTCCATGCGGGCGATTATCTTGCTTTTCGGCACCTTATTCTTCAAGAAGTAGTTGTCGATGCAGTAATAGAGTGTTGTGACGAGCGGCTTCAGTTCCGCTTCCGACGCATCGGATAGGTCAAGCCAAAGCTGATAGCGGTCGGCGAGGACAAAGCGCATCTTCGCATCCCATGTGTTGTATGCAGCAAGAGCCTTGTTGATGCTTTGCTTTGTCTGCTGACGGTATAGCTTTTTGTCTTCTTTAATTGCGTTGTAAGCGTCTATCATCGCTGTTTGGGCAATATTGTATGCTGAACCCATTGTGATGTAATACAGCGAACAATAGCGGTCAATGCTCCTTAGCAATTCCTCTTTCTGCTTTACGCTTGGCGCGATAATATACGCCCTTCTCGGAGTGTGGCTTATTAACTGACTTGCACTCATACTTATATTGCGTTTAAGATTTGCAAATCGTGCGCTTCGCCTATCACGCCGACAACGGGTATTCCGCAAGCGTCCGCCACACGGCGTTCCGTTTCACAGCCTTTCGAGCATCGCCATCGGTTCGGAACAATAATGCCGTCGCAGCCGAGGAGCAGGCGTAAGTCCTCTTTCATGTGCTCCGTGTACGGCGCAGAGTCGGATAAAGGTTTACTCATGGGATTGACTGCCTTGTAGCCGAGAATTGTCAGTTCTTTCTCAATCTGAGCGAAGAACTTGTGTCGCTCGTTGAGGTTATAGCCGGTAATCGGTGATGATATGTATATTTTCTTTTTGCTCATTTTGTTTATCATATTAAAATACCACTTCTTTGTAGCTTGATGTCGGCTTCTTGCCGGACAGGATTGCATTACCACAAGTAATCAGTCCGTTGTCCTCGTCATACGACGGAACGAACACGATTACATCAAATCCGTTTGCCTTCAAATCCTCTTCCACTTTCTTGTACGGCACAAACGAGTCGTAACCTCCGCTTGTCTGAATATGGTTGGCTTCGCAGCTGTTTGTTCTGTGAAGTGGTGTAATCTTACACATGAACTTGCGTGGGTCAAACATCGAAGCAAGCACCTTGCCGTCAATGATTGAGTCGTCAGCAAGTGCGAAGTTAAGAGTGTACTTGCGACCGCGCGGAGTTTCGAGTGTGTCAGCAAGCTCTGCAATATCTTTCAATGGTAGAGCATTGCCAGAGAACAGGTATTCTCGCTGCGCGTCGTCGGTAGAGTTTATAGAGAACTGCAAGCCTGCGTTTCCGTTGTAGTCGGTATTCTTAACTCTAACCCATTTGTGGATAAAATCATACAAGTTACAATTATGCTTCGGGAGCATTGTGCTTACTACAGGATGTACAAGTGAATTTCCGATGTAGGGAACAATATCTACGCGCAAGAAGAAGCGCGCGTGCTCGATTACAGCCTCGTTCCATGTCGGCTCGCCCATGCGTGCATAGTGTACGTTAAGGCGTTTGGTGTGATTAACCTCCAGGTGCATACCTAATGCCGTTGTTATCTCGTTGCGCAGGTCGTTCAGTGTCACGTTGCGTCCAGGTCCGACTTTCGGCACGTCACAGAACTTGCAGTTCATTGAGCAGCCGTACTGGGTAGAGATTGTTATCACCCATTTTTCGGTTAGGGGCATCGGCGTTCCGTTCGGCACACCATTCAGTTCTCTTGTTATGCCGAGAAAGTCGGCTTTGATGTTTGCATCTTTTCCGTAGTCGGCTACTGTCAGAAACTCCAACGTGCCTTTGTCTCCTTTTGCGGTGTAGATTTCACCTGTAGGAACTTTGATTTCTTTGAGTATTTCCATTGTTAATTGTTATTTGATTTTGAGTGATGTTTTACTTTTAACTGCGCAATTCTTATGCGCACGTATCGAGTTGTTAGTTCTCTTTTACGATACCACGTACGCACCTCGTACGTAACAAATACGCCGTATGGGAGTGGCCATGTTTCGATTGATGTAGTTATCTTTTTAAACTTTACCTTAATACAGTAATGCGGTGCCTGGAACATGGTTTTGTAATGCTTCTTTATTTTTCTAATCTTCATCCTTCACCTCCTTTTTAATTGCTTCCAGCTGTTGTATGATGTTGTCTATTGTCTTGCCGCTGTAATCAACGGCAATTTCTTTCAGCACGGCAATCTGTGCCGTCAGTCTGATATAATCTGCCTGTTTCATTGTTGCCTTGTTTTATTAAATTTTCCGTGTTTCTCCTTTTGAGAGTTTCAAGAGCTGTATAGTTTCGAGCATTGACCTGCTGGTACCGCAGTCAAACCCTGCGTCTTTCAGTTTCTTTATATGCTGATTCTCTTCTTCTTGTGTCATTGTTCTCTGTTTTCGGGTTTGTGTTCCTCGTTCCATTCTTCCTGAAAGTCGGCAAGGCTTCTGACGATACTCCAGCATAGCGGCTTTCTTTTTCGCATCTGCCACGAAATTTAATTTTTCTCATTGTTTTATTAATTTTTAGGTTCAAAACTACACTGGGTCGTTAATATTGCCGATAATTTCTACATCGCCTTCGTGATCGTTGACAACAGTATCGTGCAACGACAATGTACTTGTGCTTGCTGTGTCGGTGCACACTAAATCAAAACAATAACAGCGCATATCGTTCGCTACATAACCAATATTCTTGCCGTTATGCGCAAGAATATCGTCCTCATAAATTTCCTTGCCGTTCTTATCTTTCAGTCCTGTGTACTGCCCGACCGTATCAGGGTATACCTGCGCAATGTTGTATCCGTTATCGTTGCTTATGTACACGCCGTCTACGAGATGGAGTAAGTCGCCCACCATCCACTCGCCATTATCGAGACGCTTGCCTTTGAATTTTATTTCTCTTGTCATAATTATTTATAGTTTAGTTGGTCGTCCGTAAGTATAAACATTATACTTGGCACGAGTGCCGTCTTTTTCTTCCATATAGAAGAAGAATTTCAAATCTAATGTTGCTCGCATATACTTTTCTGATGGTGTATGCGAAACTATTCTTGAAAGCCAGCCTACGTTTCCAGCTTCATCTATAACCTTATCTCCAACTTTAAAAGGTAGGGCTTTAATATAGTCCTCTTGAAGTTGTTTCATATCTTGAAGTAATTCCTCACGCCTTACATTTAACTTTACCATTCTATCTATGAAAGGCTTGATCGTTTCTCGTCGTTTTAGCCATCCATCTATTTGCTTGTCCAATTCTTCTTTTATCATAAGTTATTAAATTAATGCTAAGTTCTTACTTATTATTTCTCCCCACTGTCACTGGGGAGATTTGTTTATTTTTTCATGTTCTTTTCAGCGTCCAAAAGAAATGCTTCGAGCACGCTCAGGTAGTTGTGCAAGTACGAGCTATGCAGTGCGAGCAGCATAGTCAATGAACGTCCAATCTCTGCGGCTGCTTTTTCGAAGCCTTCATTCAGATACGCATCCAGTTCCTTTGAACGTGCCCTTAATTCGTCACACTCAATGCGCAAGCGGTCGAGGCGTGTTTCAGACGGCTTGTAAGCCTTCTCGAATACATCTGCCGGGCTCCAAGACTGGTAACCGCCTTCGTATTCAACAAGGTAGCCAGCCTTGTCTGTTTCACACTCAGAGGGTCTTACACCCTCTTTCAAGAGCTTGCGCTCGTAGGCTTCGCCCATTGTCATAGGCATAGCCTTCACTGTCTTAGTTTCAGTGTACTGTTTCATTTGTTCGTTCATAATGTTTATTTTGTTGGTTTTATCGGAGACTTATCACTCCCGACAATACGATACGAAACGACCTCTGGTCGGCTTTCTAAATCCTTTATCGCATCTTTAATCGTATCAAAACGGCATGAGCAAACGTGCTTTGAGCTTGTATTGACAAAGCAAAACTTGTCGGTCGCCTTGTCCTTGCAGAGAAGGACGGTGCAATCACGTTTAGGTGGACGGCGTTTGCAGTCTATTATCATGTACTTTGTTCTATCCATATTGCTCTATTTTACAAGTTCAAAATCGTAGACGAAAACCCAAGGGTTGCTCTCCCATGTACCCTTGCCGCTGATTTTGTCTATCAGGGCAGCGTAGGCTTCTTTCGCTGTTCTGAACGAGGAGTTGGCAAGACCGTGATACCAATACGTCGTACCTTCAAGTCCTACATTGTCGCCACGCCAAATGCCTTCTTTTAGACAGTCTTCTTCGCGGATGTCTTGCAGACGTTCTACGCGGATGTTGGTGATGCGAATATGATGGGGCATTAAGTCTGCACGAACAAACATTTTGTTGTGGCATCCTTTCTCGAATAGGATGCGCCCAAAAATATTGCAACAAAGACGGAACAAGTCATCGTCCTTTGCCATATCTTCGTATCTCTGTGCGATTGCTATGGTTTCACCAAGTTTGTAACGTGAAGACGACAAAGCGCAATCAAGCATCTGCTGGAGCGTATCTCCTTGGGCTTCGTCGAGCCGTCTATTACATGACCTTTTCCAAGCACTAATGTCCTCATTTGACCACCCTTCGTAGGTCTCCAATCTTTGAAAAAACATTGTAGGATTTAGCATACGCCTGGTCTGGGTCTTTCTGCCTTCGAGTACAGCCTGCGTTAAGCCGTACTTGTCGTTGAACATAATCTTTTTCATACCCTATATTTTCGTTAAGACATTATTACTTAGTCTTCTGCTTCCTAATATTCTCCCTTTCCTGCTGCATCTTTTTCAAGCGAATAGCCAATCCATTGTCGGTGCCATACTGCTTGAAGAGTAGATGCGACTTATACTTCTCTGCACAAACGTAAAGAAGGAGTACGATAACGTTAAACACTACAACCAAGAGAATGGGCAGCATAACTAACCACCACGACCAACTGATTGCTCCGCAGAGTTTCATTACGATGAAGGCTACCTGGAGCGATGCTATCATAAAATCAATAATACCAAATTTCATATCTCTTTTATACTTTTAGTTCTGCGTTCAAGCCCAGCGCCCAAAGGATATGTTGGAGTTCGTGAACGTATTGTATTTCTCGTAACTTTTTGCCGTCAAGGTAGGCGGCAAACTTATTTCCTTCGACCTCATACACGATATTAATGCCGAGGTCGTAATGATAGTAGTCGTACCATTCCGAAGTGCCTTCCTTTTGGTGCTGCTCCTCCTTAAACCCGTTCTTTTCGAGGAGTTCAGGAGTGAGGGGTATGCCTTCAATTTTACAGCACCAAATCCACCATGGTCCGTCATCGTCATCATTGATAGCTCTTAGACAGGCGGTTCCTTTTTTGTCTTCAAAGACTGTTAGGGGATTTATATCGGTAACAACGCACCTTGTGCCTTTCGGAAATGCGCAATCGTGGCTTGCTCTTACAAGGTCGCCTATTCTTAGGTCTTCTGGTTTAATCATTTTCCTGTGTGTTCTTTTGTAAATACTACTCTTTTATCTTCTTTGTCATAAGGGCAATTAAACATCTGATGGCAAAGACCGCAGCTTATAATGTGACGTACGTCACATTTTATTCTTGATTTGTAGCTCATTTCTTTCTTCTTTTATTTGAGTTTTGAAGTGCCTGACCATAATCCTTTGGAGAGGTTGCTGCGTTTGAAATAGCCCTACATACTGATGGCAAATAATAAAGCTGGTTTACAAATCTCATTTCTCACCTCCTTTCGGCAGCAAGTCCTCTATGTAACACCATTCTATCACGCCCCACCATTTGCAGTTTTTATCGTAATCCATAGGGTTGTACACAACGCCAACATGATAATGCTTTGAACTATTCGATTCTGCCAAGAAAATGAAAGCCTTTCCCTTTTCGGGCATTTCGCTTGCGTCGTGCCAAAGAGCTTTCTTAAACCATTCAACGCCATCTTCAAACGAGGCGCGACACGCTTCTTCTCTATCCAATGTGCTACGACACGGATTGAAATAATCAGCATTCATAATTGCTGCTTCTTGTATTTTCTTTTCGTCAATCATAATAGTTTTGTTTTAAAGTTATCGTAAATTTCCAAGTCGTTCCACCACTCTTCTCTGCCGAGTTCTACGTGTTTGTTTTCGGGCATTTTGTGCTTTGCAACTGCCTTTATCCACTCGTTTGGAACAAACGCATTGAACGATTGCAAACCGCTGTTTTTCTTCGTCTTGCCGACTACCTCGCCCCCGATGTAAAGATAAAGCGGATGGTATTCGCCATCGAAGCGGTAGCAGAGAGCTTGGAGCTGCTTGTGCTCTATCTCGCTGTAAAATGTCACCATGTAGCGATTCCCTCGATGTAGCGCAGCGAGTGCGTGCATAAAGTCCTCATAACCGACATGCGTGTTCTTCTTGCCGTTCAGCTCGTAGAAGTATCGCTTGAAGATGTCGCGTCGCATATAAAACCAGAAGTAGTCCATATCGTCGTCTGACATCTGCGGAATCGACCTATACACAATCTCTCCCCAAACGTGCTGTCGGAGGTGCGAACCTCCTGCGAAGCCCTCAACCGCAAAAAGGAAGTCATGTCTATCTAAAAAAAGATTTATCATACTTAGAATTTTTCTCTTATTTTCTGATATTGCTTGGCAAATGTCTTTTCCGTTACCCATGCGCTGTATCGTGTGCGGTAGTAACGCTTAGGCTTGCCTGAAACAAGCCCTGTTGCGTCACGCGGAGTATTCACGCTCATGTATATCTTTGGCACGATGTCCGTTGACACATACGATGTGATATACTCATCCGCAAAAGCGATATGTCCTGTCTCGCGGAACTTGACATCTGCAAGCGAGAAATCTTTAGCCATGCTGTTATTCGGGAGATTTATCCGTACCTAAAAGGTGTTCGTTTCCCTCGTATGGGATGCACAATTTGTAAAGACTACCTACGCAAATATACGGGAGGGATTCATCATCTTCGTCGTAATTGGAAAAATAACCAGCCTTCCATACACTGTCTTCACTATCTCTTACTAACACCTTGTCGAACGGCTTGAATGGACACTTAGGTTCAACAACCTTAACAGACTCTACTTGCAACGTTTCGGGGTTATACTTGCCGCCATAGTGCTTTTCTGCCGCTTCAATAAACTCTACTCTCTGTTTGTCGGTGGCTTTGGTAAAAAGCGGCGTTAGGCAAATATCTCCTTTGTTCCAAGCATCGCTTATCTTGTAGCGGTTGATAGTTGTATTGAACTCCGTGCAATCATTGTCCGTCCAACCCTCAAAGATAACCGTCGTCTCCATATCATCATCGAACAGCACGTCACCACGCTTGAAGAACTTGCTCCAGCAACGCATCCTGTCCGACGGGAAAAGCATGCACTCCGCGTTTGGGTACCATTCAAAATAACGACCATCCGATGAAAAGGTTCTACTCTCCTTTACGCGTCCGTCTTGAAAAAAAGACTCAACACGAATAAAAACACCATCTTCGTCAGTGCCTACGCCTACCAACTCGCATTTGCCGAACAGCGGCGAATATAGCTTTGTGCCTTTTGGCATATCGCGGAGTATTTCCGCAATGTTAATTTTGTTTTCCATTTTCTTCCTCCGTTTCTTCTGCTGCTTTATAAATTCCAAGCAGCCTTTCCTGCTCGATTGCGATTCTAAGAATATCGCGATAGTCCTTCAGCAACTTGTTGTATATCGAACTTCTTCCAAGAAAGTACCAGGTACTTACAAAAAAGATGGTATTGATGATTGTTAATACTATTTCCATTGTTATTCGGTTTATATATCGAGGTTTTTAACACTATCGAACACTGCCTTTATCGGTGTAAGTCTTAAACTGCCCAGACAAGCGTCGCTATTGGGGTCGTCTTTGAAAGTGTATGAGATAGTGTCTGCGAAACGCATCATCTCAACCTTTATTTCTCCACCTCTGTACTCGCTGTTGAGTTCTGCGACTACGTTTTTAAGCACCTCAAAAAACATAACTGGAGTAAACTTCTCGCTAAACACAAATTCTGAATTTCTAAGAGCTCTCAAATTGTATGCAAGATCCAGTGTCTTTTTGTTATAAACGCTACATCTCGGATGTTCGCAGTAAAATCTTTCTTCTGTCATATTATTGTATTATTAGTTTCTTAGTATGTGCGCCTTGTTAAACTCCTCGACAAACCAACGTTCGTACTCGTCGTGGAAACGTGGTCTGTGTTGTTTCTTACCTTGGAGAGGGTAAATATCTGCGATAAATTTCTCTCCGTTGTCTAATGTCAGTACAGCTTTCATAACTTGCCTGTTTTAAATCCCAACTCCTTGGCTATTGCAAGGAAATCGGAGAGCTTGTCGGGTGATACATCGGTTTTCCTGTCGCGCGAGTACACAACACCATCTTCAACCTTGAAGTAGATATTGCCATCCATGTTTACGAAGTAAATCTCACTTTTCATGTTATCTTACCTCCATGTTAATTAGGTCGTTGAAATCTTCTTCCGACTTGCAGTCGTAGCAGTAAGTCAGCCCGCCGTCAGCATCCTTCGTGAGCATCATTATGCTGTTGTTGCTACTAAGCAAGTCCAGAAGCATATCAATACGAGGATATATACTTACGCTGTTGCTCTTGCTAAACAAACGAACACCCGAAATAAGGCTTGTGGTGTAGAGCGCATACTGTTCGTTTACGCCCTTTTCGAAAGAAACAAAGATGTAATCATCTCCTTTTATGGTAGACCACGCATTGCGCAGCCTGTCAACAAATGTCTTGATTGTTTTCTTCATATCTGTTGTTGTTACATGTTAAAGTTAATTTCCTCGGCAGGAACCATTTTAAACGACTCGACGTTCTCGAAGCCCATACAATCGCCTTCCGTGGTTGTAATATCAATCATTTTTTTATCAGCGCATGGATACATCGCCGCAATCACATCTGCTGATACAATGGATGGCATGGGGTCATTTTTCTGAAACACCAAAAGAAAATAAGGTTTGTTGTTTTCGTTTGTCATCATTTAACCTCCTCAAATTTGCCATTAATCAATTTGTAATAGATGTCTGCCTTGATACGGCTTCCATCTACCTGTTCTGTTTTTACGCAAATCGGCTTCCATATATCTCCTATCCTTTTCCATTCGGCAAGAGTTATCCAACTTCCAATAGCTGCTTTTGCTTTTGAAGCGCAACCTGCGCACATAACAACGGAATTTTGACCACTACTATCAATCTGAGCGTAGTCGCCTGATGAACCAATCTTAGCGTAGTCGCCTGATGAACCAATCTTAGCGTAGTCGCCTGATGAACCAATCTTAGCGGAGTGGCCTGATGAACCAATCTGAGCGGAGTAGCCTGATGAACCAATCTTAGCGTAGTCGCCTGATGAACCAATCTTAGCGGAGTCGCCTGATGAACCAATCTGAGCGTAGTCGCCTGATGAACCAATCTTAGCGTAGTCGCCTGATGAACCAATCTTAGCGGAGTCGCCTGATGAACCAATCTGAGCGTAGTCGCCTGATGAACCAATCTGAGCGTAGTGGCCTGATGAACCAATCTGAGCGGAGTAGCCTGATGAACCAATCTTAGCGTAGTCGCCTGATGAACCAATCTTAGCGGAGTCGCCTGATGAACCAATCTTAGCGGAGTAGCCGTCATTACTACCGTTGTTTGCTTTAATCTTGGATGATGCAGTAATTTCTTTCAGCCATTCAACGCCCAAATTGATTATGTCGGCAAGTTTTAGCTCTGCTTTGATTTTAATGCGCGAAGAACATATCTTTGTTGAATTATCCTCTTTGTCGATTTCGCCAGATTGTTCAACCTCAGCAAAACGAGAAGTTAGCATATCATAATGGTCAAACACCTCCATTGGCAACTCGCAAGCGTGAAAGCCACGGTTGCAACATTTAATATTGCCATCCATTTCGTATGTTTTGCCGACCTCGTACTGAAAATCTCGGCACTTAAAATCTTTGTCAAAGCCTTTGTAGGCGATAATTTTGTCTTCGTTTACCATATCTGTTGTTTTTAGTTTAAATGCGTGGTGGTAGAATTTTCCTTTTCCTCACACGTCCACGCCAGTGCCCGTTATTTACGTTGTACGGAGGTTGCAACTGGACAATCCTGATTACGCTCCCGTGTACTTTGGGATTAGTTTCTCTATCTCTTCTTTCGTGTACAGCTTCGGTACGCCATGTTCCTTGACATACTTCCATCTGCTCCACCAGTGTTTCTTGTATTTGACGATGTAACGAATGATGTCGGGTTTATCATCAATGGGCAGCGGGATGGCTGTCTTTCCAATCTTAACTTTTGTCATACTTCTTCAGATTTCTTTGATATGCTCTACGTTCTGCTCGCGTCATGCCGTCCTTTTTTTTTAGTCTCGTAAGCTTCTTTATCCATTGTTTCCATAGGCTAAAGTTCCTTATATTCGTTGTATTTCGCAGAGTTTCCGTGAAGGAAACCGATTGTGTAGCCCAACGAGCCTACCACAAAGGCGACGTAGGCTACGAGTAATATTATTCCGGTTGTTGTCATTGTCATTTTGTTTTATTGCACCATAAATCTATCTCGATGTATGCTCCTGCCCATATCGCTTCCTCAACTGTTGCGTCAGGATGCTCGCTTAGCCATTTCTGTATTTCGTCTTTCAGTGTCATTGGTTGATGTTTTAGGAGTCCATTCTATACCGAGCCTTGCAAGTGTGCCGTCCTCGTAGGCGTTGTATGCTATCCTTGCCTGGATGCAGTTCGGGTTTCTGTCAGCAGCCTTGGTAGCTGCGAGGAGGTTGTTACGTTGCTGTTCAGCGCGTGTGAACTCTATTTCCTCTCTGTGTCGTTGCGCTTCCATGTGTTCGCTTGCCAAATCGGTTTCGGTAATCCTGGTCTTAATGGCTTGCGGTTTCGGCTCATTTGGAGTAGTAGCACCACTCTCTACAAGCCGTGAGAAGTTCTCGGGTTTCAGTAGCCAGTTGAAATCAGCAACCCATTTTGACGGGTTTTTGCCATTGAGGTAAGGGTCTGCGAGAGCCTTGTCAAGTACCTTCTGTAATGCCTTGTTGTCGTTGTTATATTCCGCAAGTCGCTCCTCGATCAGCTTCTTGCGGTACGGGGTGATGTTGAGCACCTTTGCCATCGAGGACTTCGTTTCGTCCACACGGCGGTTCCAATAGGCGACGAGCTTTTCGTAGTCTACCGTTGCGGCCTTTTCCTGTGGTGCGGATGCAGGAGTTTGAGGCGTGTTTGTCTTGCGTTTGTTACGCTTCGCCCAACGCTTGCGTGCGTTCTCTTTGTTGCGCTCGCAGCGTCTTTTGTACGAGTCGCGTTCCGCGTCCACGTCCGCCTTCAGAAAGGCGAACGCGACACGAACGGCTTGGTCGGTATCCTCGGACAACATCGTGCCGTCGGAAGCGTAAGCGAATACAGCCCTCATAAGCTCGCCAAGTTGTATGTTGGTCAGTTCCTTGAAGGCTTCCATGTTTGATAAATCGAGGGAAATTCTGTTTTTCATAACAATGACTTTTATTTAGTTTGTAGGGCAGGGAAGTGACCCTACCCTACTATGATAGCATTTAGGTTGGCTTGTGCCCACAGAACGTACTTGCGAACGTTAAAAGGGCAGTTTGTCAGTTCCTGCTGACGGTGCTGGCTGTGCTCCTGATGCAGGTGGCTGCGGAAACAGGGTACCTGGTTGCGGTGCGGGAGATGGTTGTGCAGCCGGCTTTTGTGCCGAAGCATGGTTTACGACGTTCCATGCTCTGATTTGATTGTACCATCGTCCGTTGTATTCGTGAGCGTCGATGTCGATTGACACCGTAACCATATCGCCTACTTTGAGATTGTACTGTTCGACACGCTCCGCGCCGAACACGTCAAAGGCGATATTCTTCGGTGTCTGCTCGGTGGTCTGCAATACATAGGTGTTGACCTGCCACGGCTTGCCGGTTGACTGCGACGTGCCACTTTTGGGTGGCAGAGCTGCTATGATTTTTCCTACTACGTCCATGATAATTTTTAGGATTTAGACTTGTTAATGATTTCTTCCACGAAAGCGTTTGCGAGCTTCACGCGCTCTTCAAGCAGCGCGACGTCCTCGTCGTTGCGCGGAATGGTTACGATATGTATAGGGTTCAGGAGCCACGGCGAATAGGATACAAAGTCCGTTTCCGTTGCGCCGGTGCAAGCCATCTCTGCCATCGTCTGCCAATAGTATTCGGGCTTGACTTCTTTCAGTGATGCGCCGTCGTGTATCTTATCCACATACATCATGTGAGTTGCGATGTTAGGGCACTTGATTTCCAGACACTTCAAGTCTGCGCCTCTTACGATGCCGTCGGGCGAGGCTGCGAAGTGTGGTATGGTATCGTGCTTGCAGGATGCAACCTCGAACACCTCGACATCGTTGTTGAGCTTGATGTAGGTCTCTCGGGCGTACTGCTCCTGCTCAATGCCGAACTGCATAGCCTTGGAGGTGAAGTTCGTCTGATGAAGATAATCATCAAACACATCGTCATCGTTGAGGAAGTCGGGGTTGAACAGGCGTTCTGCGGCTACCTTGTACATGTAGCTCTTTGCCGTTTCGGACCACACCTCATCCTTCTTGCGACCCGACTTCATAAGATTGTGAACTTCGGAACCTGTAAAATTTCCGAAGCGGCTACGAAACCATGAGATTTCACGTTGATTACTTTCCGTACTTATCATATCTTAGAAGTATTTGTTCTGAAACTTGCGTCTCAAATAATTAGCAACATCTTCTGGAGTTCCAAGAAAGCCTTCATTGACGAGCATTGCAACCTGTTTCTCAAGTTCAAAATACTCTTTCTGCTTTTCCTCTGTACCATACTCGTTGCGGAGCTGATGTTCGTGATGCCCTGCGACTATATAATTAATCCCCTTGCCAAGAATGGGCATGTAACGTTTCATCTGATGCGGTGTACAGATTTTGCTCATGGCAGAAGATAGCTGTTTATAAGCGTCGCCTGCCTCATTGCGATATGTAAGCATTTGGTCTGAAACGAATTTTAAGACCTTGACTTTGAAGTGTGGATTTAACCACATGGCAAAATCTATAAACAATAACGGATGTCCCCAAGTTCCACCACCACGATCGAGACGAGCCTTTGATTTTACATAGGGGGATTTGTCCCCATGTAGATTTTCCTCGTCTGCAAGAGCTTTTACAAACTCCTGGGTTGCTTTATTTTCAAAATAATCTTTTAACTCTTTCTTGGTTCCCCTCTTTAGGTTCCAGTTGTTAAGCAACCCTGTAAGGCAGAAGTATCCGTCTTTCGTCCGCTGCTCAACGGTAAAGTCGGCAAGCGGACGTTTCATTATTTGGTTTGTAATCATGCTTTAGCCTCCTTCTTTGCAGCGTTGGCTACTGCGGTTTCGGCTGCTTTGGCAGCGACGTTCTTCTTGTTCTCTTCCTTGCGGTACGGCTTCATAAGCTCCTCGACGGTGGTATCGCCGTCTACAAGCGACTGTATTACGCCGCGCAACAGAGCAATCTGTTCAGCCTTGATTTGGTTGACGGTCTGCTTTCCGCAAATCATTATAACCTCCTCTTCTGTGATGCCGTACTCGTCCTTGAAGTAGTCGATGCACTTCTTGCGTGTAGCAATCAGCTTATCGTTGTCAGAGAGGTCGCCGGTGATGCAGTGTTGTGCTGCCTGATATACCTTATCGGTAACAGCCTTTGGGATAACAGAGAATACAGCATTGCGGTATGCGATAGCGTTTGCTGCGTTACCTGTAACGGTAATCATATCGTCCGAATATCTCTTGCCACTGCCGCCTACGATTGAACGACGAACCTCGAAAGCGGTCGCCACATTGTTTTCCAAGTCCCAACATGTACCACGACTGATAACCTGCTTGTCGGTAATCTGAACAACCTTTGCTTCGGCACGGATATTTCCCCAGTTGGATACGATTAACTTAGCCAGATGCACGCTCGGGCCGGTGATAGGCTTGCCGCCGCGAGGGAGGGCGTAACCGCAGCTCTGCGCTGTATTTACATCCATAGTCGCCATAGCGATTGAGTTGTTGATGCTTCGTGTAACGTTTCTCGGATATTGCTTTGCGGTTGCCACCTGCGAGTCCACGTTGGCACGCTCTACTGCGTCCAACTGAACGATGTTCTGATCATGCTGCACTTGCAGCACTTCGTATTCGTTATTTTCCATTTGCTATGCTGTTTTTATGATTATTGTTACTTCTCGAACACATCGAGTGTCTTTGTTTCTACGAGGCGATTGATTTCGTAGTCAATCTGCGTATTGAGAAACGCGTCTACGACATATCTGCGTGCCGTTTCGATGTTTTTCGCCTGAACGAGGAAGTTTACGTTGGTCTTCTTTTCCTTGCCGGTGCGCTCGTCAAGCGTAATCATTGCGACGGTTGCACGGAAGAATTTGTCGTCACCTTCGTCTTCGGAGAAGAACACCTCGGCATACGGAGCGATTGCGATTTTCTTCACGTCGAACTCGCCCGAGCAATACGATTCCATTTCCTCTGTAATTCTCTGTTCCGCTTCCGCGAAGCTCAATGCGTCCACGGCGTATGCTTCCGTAGTGATGCTGTTTGTGTTGTCGTCATTCTGACGTTCGTAGCGTACTGTGGTTTCGTACCACACTGCTGTTCTTGTTCTCATTGCCTTATGTTTTTAGAAAATTAGTTACTGATATTTGAAGAAGATAAACCCGAACGCATTTTTATGTATTCGGTTGATGCCGAGGTTTCTGTCAATGGCAAGGCAGTATTTTATCATATCGCACGCTTTCGTGTGCGGCATCTTGATAAACGCCTTGTGCTTCTCTCGGAGTTCCTTGATCTTCTGTATGTGCAGTTCTGCTCGTGTACGAGACTCTGCACTTGCGCCCGACTCTCGTTCTCGGATGCGCTCATATACTTCGCTTATATTCATACCGTATGTTTTTTTATTCGTATCGCCATTCCCACTGACAGCAACAATAATTTGACTTCGGGTCTCGCTTCGGGTCTTTACACATCTCGGGCCAGTTTCCCCACTGGCAATCATGGCACCCTCTCGGTCTTCCCATGACTTTAACCCTTTGTTTTGAACACGTCAATCACCGACTGCACTATTGCAGCCAAGCCGAACAGCGCAAACACTGTCAAAAATGCAAAAATCAGTATTTTCATAATCAACATTGTTTTTTGATTTGCGAAGTTGCAGGATTTGAACCTGCTTGGTGTTTATTACTCCCCAGAGGCTTGGTACACGAGGGCTGAAAAGTTATCTCAAACATAGAAAGAAAAAAGGACCCGTCGCTCCTTGCTTGCGAGCTTGTATAGCTTACCAGGCGCCTATACCACAACTTCATTGGACGACCGAAGTCGCCGCGACAACAATGTAAAACCAAAAATCGGGATTCACACCCGAGAGTTGTCCTTTAGCAACTCATTTTTAAGTAAAAAATATAATAATGTACAAAAAACTATGCTTTTTTGAATGTGAGTCCAAGTTGTTGTGCGTAGTAGCACTCCTTGCCGGAGCGTTTCGTCTCGTCGTCGTAGTAGAGCGTAAACTTGCCGCCCACCTCGATGTCGCGAAAGTAGTTGCGCATATTCTCCAGGTACCAAATTGCCTTGTACACCTTGGTGGGTCGCGTCGCAATGCGCATCTTTGTTCTCTGAGGCAGCCCCGACATTACGCGGAATCGCTCCATCATCCATGTGCGCTTTTTCGTTTCCATGCTTTTTCGTTTGGCCTCGGGATTTGTCCTGATTGTGTTTGCGATACAACCCCGTGCCTTTTTGAGTATTCGGGCTTTCGTCTCGTCCGTCTGTTGGAGGTTCAGTTTTTTAACCCAATACCAGACGCTGCCGCTGCAAACGCCGTGTCTTGCGGCTATCTCCCCCGCAGAAGAAAACGGGTATTCCCGAATTGTTATTTCTTTCAGCCATCCCTTGTGGCTGTAGATGTTCGTTTGCTTCACGTTCGTTTCTCTTTAGTTAAAAAAATAATGCGTGCTATTCTCGCGAACGGCACACACAACTCCTTTGAATGATTGAAAAGAATCAATTAGAACATTGTCAGTTACATGAGTATTAACTTAAACCGTCAATAACATTGAAAGCAGGAGGAGAGGTCGGACTCGAACCGACAGATAAATGCAATACCGTTCTGCACACTCTCCTCTTTGGTTTTATCTATGACAAACACTATGAAAAGTCTCTGTCTGTTGTTTTCCGCACCTTTATAGACCTTTTGCGGTGCGTCGTCTTGCACGCTCAACGTGCAGCCTACTGCGTTCCTTTTCACTTTGCCTGTGCCGGCAATTCAGAGTCCGGCATGGTTCATTCTATCCGCTTTCACGGCTTTCGCTACATCAGGAGATGCTTTAATAGGTCTTTCGTTACTCGGCATCCTCGGGCGGCGGTCTTGGATTGTTAGTCTCGCGCCGTCCTATATGCCTTTCTTCTGTGTGTCAACAATTCAAAGAGCGTTTTTACTTTGTGGTCGGAAGCGGAGTCGAACCGCAGAAACCATCCGAGGCTCAGGCGTAAGAAAAAGCTGGCGACTCAAAAAATCAGAACGCCTCTCCATACAATCCCTGGTACCCATCGTACCTTCCGACCTTGTTAAAAACCCGCTTGTCTTCGCAGATTTGCGAGCTGACAACAATGTTTTACCATCAATAATTTAAATTGTTACAAGATGTGTTTTCGCTAAAACAACAACAAATTTAAGTATTCTGTCGCGGAGGCGGTTACGACACCGCATCTTGTGGGGCTAACTGCCTATTTAACTTATGACTAACTAATTATGAGCGATTCTATTAACCCTGTGAAAAAATTCGACCCACATGTGCTTACCTTTGCACCACTCCGCGTTGTTTTTAAAACCTGCGACCACCTCGCGACGACCACAGGTTTCGTTTCACGCCTGAAACTTGTTTGTCTAATAATCATAAATACGATCTAATGAATGTAGAAAACCGTCTCACGACGAAGCGATTAAAATATCGCCTAAACAAAAGTCTTTAAAAACATTATGAATGTACTATTAACTCTAACATACTCTGTTTTTCTCGATAAGCCTGTCAATGTCGCGCTTGCGGTAGAACACCGTTGTGCCGACCTTGAAGAACGAGATACGTCCGCTTGAACGGAGGTTCTTGAAGAAGTCCATGCCCACGCCGAGGTACGCTTGCGCCTCCTTGTTCGAGAGCCAAATCTTCTCAATCTGTGTTACTGTCGCCTGTTTCATAATCTTGCTTTTTTGTTTGGTTTATGTTGTGACGGCAGTACCGTCCGTTACCAGCGTTTCACGTATCCGAGTTCATGTGCTCGTTTGCGGATGAGGTTCTGAATGTCCGAGTCGAGTTCCCACTGAAGGGCACGTCTGACGGTTGCCACCCCTACTCCGCAGTCTTCTGCCAACTTAATTTGGCATCCCTGTCGAAGTTTTATTCTTTTTCTCTTTGCCATCTCGTTTATAATTGCTACATTTGCATATTAAACATAATTTGAGCGTTTTGCGAGCTGATTGGGTTTGTTTCGCTTGCGCTCTGTCAACGATTGCAAAGGTAGTAACAATTATCAAAATAACAATGTTTTTCTGATAAAATTGTTATCACCTTAACATCGTTTAACTTCGTGTATTATCATCTTAACAATAAACGCCCTAAAATTAACAATTATGCAGCCAAAGAACAATACAAGCGCAATCGAAAGGGTTGATGCCCTTATCGCGCACATCGGAATTTCGCAAGCCGCATTTGCAAGAAGATGCGGTGTTGAGCCTTCAAACCTTAACAAGCGTCTGTCGGGCGAAGTTAAGTTTACGGATAATTACTTTGCAAAGATTGCCCACGCCTTCAACGTAAACTTCGAGTGGCTGCGCAACGGCATCGGCGAGATGTTTGCCGAAGAAAACGCAATCGGCAAGGCGCAGTTCGCCGCCTTCAACCAGATGCTTGACGCAAATTCAAGCCCTGTGTCGCAAAATGTCATCAGCGGCGATAACTATCAAGGCACGCAGACGATAAACGCAACAGAGGGCAAAATAACGGCATTAGAGCAAAAGATTGAGGCGCAGGCGCAGTTGCTTGCGGAAAAAGACAAGCTGATAGCAAGACAAGAGCAGGAAATCGAATTTCTGCGTGGACTTGTGAACAAACAGCAGTAAAAGTGGGCAATTTGGTGGGCTCCACATTTTGAACACCTGTAACTGACTGAAAATAACACGTTTATAATTACAATAATATTCTAAACAGAACTATGAAAAAGTATTCTAAGTATTTTGTTGTGGCAATGAGCACCCT